ATGCGAAATACAGAAAAAAAAAATCTTGGAGAAAAAAATTACAGGGCGCGCAAACACGATAATTTTGCCCTTAACCGCTACCTTCAAGGCTGTTCACCGCCTCGCCTGTGTAATGCTGTTCGCCAAGATGGTTGATGAGTTCCGTGATATGGGACTGATTACGAAGGCGAAGAAGCGCAAGAAACAGGACGAAGCGACCCGTTTGAAGTTTGAAGAACTTGACAAGAAAAATGCGCGAGCGACAGGGCCATTGATGAACCGAGAGTTCAACCGAATGGTGTTTCAAGAAAAGATGAGTCCTGCTGACGCACTTGAGGATTTGACCTTGTTGCTCAACGAACGGTTCGCGGAGATTATTTCACACGACCCCGACACAGTAAGCGAGGCAGGGATTGACTACGATGAACAGGAGTTGATTACACCCGCGATGAGCGATTGGTTGAAAGGTAAATACAATGATTTGGTGAAAGCCGGAGAGATTGCACAAGATGCCTTAGACCCTGCTATTTTTACCGCGACCACAGAATCAAACTCACACCCACATTGGTTGGGAATGTTGCCTTCGTCCATACGCGACGAACCACAGAAGTCTGCCAACAATTTGGTGTATGAAGAGCATGCGCTTGGTGCGGCATGGCATGAGTTCTTGGAGGGTGCAACCGAAGATGGTCGCTTTGAGTTGGACGAGAAGGCGATGCAGGACTTTTATGCGGCTCGCGCCGAGCGAAAAAGATTAGCCCAACAGCAACGAGAAGACGCGGAAGCAGACTTTGAACGCGATGATGAAGAATCACCAATAGGTGATGATTATGGCAAAGACCTCACAGAAGGAGAGATAGATGACACATACGCTCAAACAGACCGGGCCAAGAGAGGTTACGAGCGATTCTTTTCCCGACAGCGATTGCGACCGAGAGGTGGCGAAAGAGAGGGTAGCGACATCAAACCTATTGGCAAATACAGCGACATGGCAAGCACACTTGCGGACATGCTGATTGAAAGCACAAAGGGTGAGGTTGACCGCCTTTATGACTCCTACCATAAGGACAAACAGATGCAAGATTGGAACGACATGCAAGAGCGTCATGACAAAGAAGTAAGGCAACCAAGCAAAGACCCGAATAGGAAGGGACGACTACTACCAAAGAAGGTAAGAGAGCCGATATTGCGCAGACAAGAGCAAGAAATCTCACAATGGAACGATTACCAAGAACAACTCAAAAACCGCTTGCGATACATGGCAAGGAACGAGAAGTTTCAAGCCATGCAACAAGAGGTGAATGAACACGCTCGCGAGGCATTGAGAGTGCGAAACATTGGTTTGGTTGGAAGCAAAAAAGGGCGCGCACCAAACATTGTTACACCTGCTTTGAAGCAAATGGCAAAACTGTTGGACCTTGATGTTCGCGGAGTAAACGCGCCCGATGTTATGCTTGAACCCCTCAAGGTTTTGATGGGTGATAAACCCCGTCGCGCTCTTGTGTCAAGTTCCTACCAAACCGAACTCGGAAGAGAGTTGGATAAATGGATTGAGGGAGGCAACAAGGCTCACCCTGCTATTGAAACGAGCATCAATCCCGGCGGACACATGCACACTGCGGGTCTTGTGCAACCAATGGGAGATGAACGCGGTGGTGGTCCGGGCTTGTCTATGTCCGGTGATGACGCGGGCGAAGGATATGTCGGTGAAGGTGGGGGCGGTAGGTTTGATGAGGCCATAGAAGAAGAAGGCGGGCAAGATGTCAACCTTGCGGGAGATGATGCCGCTTCACCGGAGGCGGCGACACGCGTTGATGACTCTTCGGCTTTGGGTTCGGGTTCAACACAACTTGACCCAAGCGATGATAAGATGCGCGCAAGGGCTATGGCTCTTATTCGCGATAAAAGCAAGGGTGGTGTCTTCGGAGAAGAGCAACGAGGAAGATATGAAGGGTCGTTGTGGATGAGTCATAAAGACGAATTGATGCGCAAGGTCAAGCGTGGCGAGATGACAAAGGAACGCGCTCTCGCTGAACTTGGCGAAGCCTATTTTGACGAACATGAGTTCAACCCCGAACACGGATATGCGATTCATAGCATGGACCAAATACCCGAAGTCCACGACCCCTCGCACCCGCTTTACGGTAAAGACGCAAATGAGCGACAGATGTTCGCGGAGAAAATGTTAGACAGTATCATGGGAACATTCGGTATGATTCAAGGTATCAACGCTATGCAAGACGCTAAGGCCGCAGGTGATGAAGAAGGTTGGGCGCACAATGATTCGTATAGAGTCAACAATGTAGGCGACTTGAAGAACTTGTTTACTGCACCCGCGATACACGAACACGGCGATGAAGACCGAGCCGAAGAGGACGAAGCCGCGTTTGCTCAACAGCAATTCGCAGGACGATACTTGGAACAGTCAAGTGAACTCATGCGAAAGTTTGAGCAACTTGGTGTGGACTACAACGATGTTGTCAATGAGATAGTTCGCGTTGTTCAAAAACGCGCACGACGCGCTCAAGGGCGACAGGCAGAAGACGAAGAACCATTGAGTGATGACCAAGCGTTTCAAGAAGCATTCATGAACATTGTGACAGGCGCGGGCAATCAACAGTTTATGGCTCAAGCAACTGAACAAGAACAGCGAGAGATGGAAGACCAAATCCAACAACTTGAGGAAGTTGTTGATTCGCACCGACAAATGTATGAGATGACAGGTGATATGACCGATGAATACAGAAGTGCGCGAAGACAACTTGCCGAGTTAAAACAGAAGTTGCAATCGGCAAGAAGAGAGGGTGGTAGCACCTCCGCACTACCTTTTGCGCGCAGTATTTTCTATGCAATGAAGAACCGAATTGATGCACGAAACGAAGATGAAAACTACATCAACAAGGTTAAACGACAAACTCACAATCTCATGGGAGGCAACATTGCAACCAAGAAAGATTGCGACGCGTGTGTTGGTAGCAAAGAACACTTTGTCAATACAACAAAGAGGGCTTCGCACAGCAATTCGCATGAAAAGATTAACCGAGCGCGAGGCGCACAAAGCCCATTCGTTTACATGAAAGTCAATGTTCCCGACCTCAAGAACATACCGCGAGAAGGCAAAAGTGGACAAGCCAATTTAGAATCAATGGCTGACTTCTTGGGGTTGGATTGGAACATCTTAGACAACTACACCGACTACGCTATCAAAGACATTCTGTATGAAGCGATGGTGAAAAACAAGCAAGACGCAAAAAACATCAGCGAACATTTCAATCTCGTTCCGCGACCGCAAAACCTTGAGCCTGTGGGGGCGGCGACAATGAACCCTGCACAGTTGGTGCTGATGTCGCGTTTGTTCCCCGACGATTACAATGCATTCCGAGCGCGTGAAGAAGAAAACGACATCATGACGCAACAGCGTCAATCAATTACAAGCGCGCTCAATCTATTGCACGAATTGCAAACAACGGGTTTCAAGTCAAAAGTCAACATGAACAAACTACCTTTGAGCAATCGCGACAAAAAGAAATTGATAATGGAAATCTTAGTGCATGGCGGTGGTCGCAAAACAAGCGAGTTGAAAGACCAAATGCAACAACTCAAAGAACGCCGCGCAGGTCTTGGTGAAGAGTTCAAAGAGTTCTTCGCAAATCAAAACAACAGTGATTTGTTTGCTACATACAGCGACGCAAGAAAAACAGTTGAGGGCAAAGACCCCAACATCTTTGGCGACTTGCGCGCAAGAGTTGATGCAAAAAAGAAAGAACTCGGACGACGCGTTAAACTACCAAAAGGCACTGCAATGAGTGGAGAAGACTACTTGAACGAGGTGTTCAACGCTTACCAAACTTATGACCGAGAGATGGCACAATTAAAGGAAGCATACGATAAAGCAAAAGAAAATGTCAAGCAATACGACACGCAGGGAATCGGCGCGTTGGTGCAGATGGCGAACGAGATTGTTCCGTTCTATACCAAACAAATGAAAGAGCAGAAAGGAAAACCGGAAGGTGATTCTCTCCCTGTCAAAAATCGCGCTACAAAGAAGTTTATTGAGAACATGATGAAACAGTATTACACTGAACCAAACGGTATGCCTTCGCGATTTGTATTTGTAGGAGCAGAAAAACCTCCTGTTCTTGATGAACCCACTCGCCGTCGCGGAACAAGTTTAGCAGAAGCACCTTATTCGTATGATGACAAACCTGTTCTTCGCAGACAAAAACTTGGTAGCGAAAAACAATGGGTGACAGGTTCGGGTGCTACACTGCGTCATGGTGGCGACAGAAACTTTGGTTCAATCTTTGGTGCAGAACAAGGTGTGTTCTCAATACCTCACATCAAGAACATTTCGGAGATACCCGCGATGTTGAAGATTATGAAAGAGAACGGTTGGGAAGGTGAGATTGACGAAAGCCCGGCTGAAACAGAACGCATGAAGCGCGACAAGAACTTCTTTGAAGGCATGTTTGGCAAAAAGGAGGCCGAAGAAGCACCGCCGGAAGAAGACGATGGTTTGATGTCCGAGTTAGAAGCGCGACGACGCAATCAAAGTGATATGACAACCAATGCAGATAAGCGCAACAGGGACAATCAATTGGGAACACCGTCGCATTGTGGTTTTTGTCGCGGGCATGGTTCTGTGCCGATTGAAAAACTTGCAACTTATTTTGCGGCACACAATTCCGACCTTCGCCATCTCAATCATTATGACGAAGAAATGATGCACTATATTTCGCAACACGGTCGCCCTGTCAACACACCTTCGTTTGACCACCATCGCGAACAGCATGGTGAGAACGCATACCACGACCACGAACACGCGGCATACGCGTGTCCCGATTGTCAACACGAAGACAGCAGTGTAAGGGGAGGTCTATGTTCCGATGGTCTATGCAATCACTGTTTAGGTCGCGGAGAAATTGACCCGAAGGATAAACCAAGAATGGCTGTGTTGATGAATGAACGACTGAAACATGACCATCACTTTGGCACTCACGCAACACTTGAGGATTTGTCCCGCAGACTTGCTCGTATGCCGTGGACGCATAACGCAATCAAAGGCATGGGTCTTGATGATGTAATCAACATACCTACGCGTGTTGACGAAGACACTCCCGGCAGTAGTGAAATGAGCGAGAAAGACATTCAAGAGTTGCTTGCGCGATTCCCTGCTCGCAACAATGACGCGTTGATGCCGATGGAGATGCTGTTTGATTCAGCAATGAACGGAGAGTTCCCGAATGTTTTGTCCCCCGACCAATTACGCGAGGCAAGAAAGCGACGACAAGCCGCAGAAGAAAAGCGAGGTCATCTTCGCGCAATGAAGCACGAAAAGGTCAAGCGAGAAGAGGCGGCAGACGAATTGGGCTACCAAGATACTGCAATGCGCGAATCCGACCCAATGCGAGAAGCAATGTCATTTTTACCTTCTCACGCTGTTAGACAGACGCAAAACGGAGTGCTTAGAAAATTACTAATGAATCATCTTGGAAGATTGACAACGAAGTTGCAAGACCTCAACGCTGATGAGTCGGTCATGAAACACGCGCAAGAATTGGTTGATGAGATTACAGAAGGTATTGAAATTAAAGTAGAACCAAACTCAAACTTCATTTTAGGCGGCTCGGCTCATTTTGGAAGCGACGCGCATTTTGATAACAGAACACTCAACCACATGTTTTCACAATTGCAAAACTTGGTCAACAAAGAGCAACGCAAGCACCACGCACCATTAGAGGAATTGGCATCGGAGGCGGCACAGGATAGAGATGTTGTTGATGACGACGCGCCACCACCAATGGGACAACAAGAAGAAGTCAATCCCGCTAAGGTGTTCAACAAAAAGCATCACCAATTCAACCACCCTATGCTTTACTTCCACAAAGGACGAATGATGACACACGCTGAAATGCGCGCATACGACGACCATGACGGTTTTGATTCACATGCTGTGTCGCCACATAAGATAGAAAAGTGGTTTGCGCGCAATGGCGACCCAACGCAACGCATGAAGATGAAAGACTACAAAAAATTGTTGAAGAATAGAAACTATCCGTTTGACCTTTATGCACCGCACCCCGATGATGACCCGTTGCGATTCGGCAACAAACCGTCCGATATATTGGGCGCGTTCAAAAGGCAAGGACCAACTGCTCGCGAAGCACAAGATTATGACAAGAAGCGAGCCGAAAAAATGAAGAAAAGAATTGCTGAAATGGAGGCTGAAAAAATAAAGCCGTTCATGAAAGGACGCACAATACTCCGCCATAACAATGAGTTCAACCAACTCGCGGACGAGTTAGGGATGCCGGTTGACAGCGATGAAGGCTTTGCGGGTAAGTTCTTTGAAGGTCATCAATTGCATTATTCACTGCAAGATTTCCACGACGAAGCGCAGAAATGGTTTATGCCAACCGCGCCAACATTAGACGACAAGGGTAAGCCGATACCGGGTGCTTATCAACAACCGATTGAGGGTGAAGCCCCACTTCATACAGAATTGTCGGACGCGATTGACAACCACCTTGAGAAAGAGTTTGAGCAATTCCTAAGAATGAAAGCAATCATGCACACCATCAATATGCAAAGAGAAGGTGATGCGCCACCACAGGAGGGTGAAATAACGGTAGCGCAATTCCGTCAAATGAATCAACCGGCTGAAATGGGTGGTGATGTCAAGGGAATGATGAACTTGAACGCGAAGATTGACGCAATTATTGAAGGCGCGAAGGGTCAAGATAGCGAAACAGGCAGAACAATTTATCGCTTTGGTGATGAAGACATATCACAGCACGACTACATGGATATGCGCTACAATGATTTGCAAGATGCAGGTCAAAGCGAACCCGATATGTTCACAGATGGCACACACAAAGGTCTTGCTGACATGCTTGATGCATACTTTGTCAACTACGAGAAAAACCCAATGGTTGCGAAGGACAAAAAGTTGGTCAAGTTTGGCGCGAACATGTATAAAGCGCATTTTTATCCGAACATGATGTTTGAATCGCTGATGAAGCGCAACGATTTGCGCGATTATAATGATTTAGAGCGCGCGTTAAAGGAAGACCCGGAGTTTGCGCAACAATATGCAATGACGATAGGGTTGGTTGAAGCGCAACACCCGAATTGGCAAGGACTACCGATTGATATTAGCGAACACCTTGATGACTTGAGCCATGTTGGTGGTGTAATGAATGATAAATATGTTCCAAAATACGGCACAGCGAGTCATCCGTTGTCGCAAGCCTCTCCTGTTGTGCCACAGAAGCCGGACTTGTCGCAGGAGATACAGAACATTCGCGTAATGCAACCTCAAACCGCAACTCAACCCGGAGATTACCCGGTAGTGGGTAGTGAATACGGATTATCACCGGATGACCCAATGATGACAACCCCAATCTCGCAACAGATACCTCCAATCACAGGTCAAGAGCAAGGCGGAGAGCAGACAACGCCGCGACCAATGCCCGCGATGATGAACCCTCAATACCCCGGTGTGGAGATACCACCACCTGCTGACGATGACACGCCACCGCCGATGAGTTGAGTTCTTGATTTCTCGGTCTTGTCTTGAACAATACATTTATCGTTATTGTAGCGATAAAGAAACAAGAAAACAAGAATAAGGTGAATCAAATACCTTTATTTGATGCACACTTCACCCTACAACCGAGGGAACGCTATGCAATCGGGCAGTAATCCACATAACAAAGACGAATTGAGAATACTTGGGCTGATTTCTTTCGTATCAGTCTTGGTGGGGTGCGCTGTCGCGGTGTTTGACGCAGAATTGTGGCTTGTTGACCACAATAGCGTCCGCACGAACGCGCTGACATACACAATGGGCGCATTTACGCTACAAGGAATGTCATATTTCCTTTGGAAGATGCTTGCACAAGACTCAATGGACCAAAAAGCAAGTCTTGCAAACATGCAAAAGACCATGACGCGACAAATGCAAAAGCAACAGATGGGATTCGCGCAAAAACAGATGGAAATTGAGATGAAAAAGCAAGAAATCCTTTTCGCTAACCAATTACAGCAACTTGAGGATGACCCGGAAGTAATTCAATACCTGCAATTGCAACAAGAGATGCAAGAGGCGGCAGAAGAGGCTATGAACGCACCAAATCATGAAGCGAAGAGCAAAAAACCAATGAAATTAGGTGCTAATCGCGAGAGAAACGCTGACGGCACTTACAAGAAGAGCAAAAAGGAGTGAAGACGATGGGTTGGTTGTTCAAAACCCCAAGCGATGACGCTACCGAAGCGACATTACGCGCATTACACACTCAAAATACACTTGATACCTATTACGAGCGCGGAAAGGGTTTACTTTTTGCAATTTTGCTCGCGGCAATGACAGGATTAGGCGTATCATGGTTTGAATACGGCACAGATTTTAGTCTGTGGGAAAATACTGTTGAATGGGCGCGAAATAAAATTGTAGGTTGGGTTTCTTGATATGGTCGCGACAATGGCGGGTAGCGCGCTCATGGGTGCTGTCGTTTATGGTCGCGAACTGTATAACTTTCTCAAACCGCGCAGAATTGGCGTGTATGGACCAACTTTAGTCGGGAAAACCACGCTTGATGCGTTTATGAGAACACCGGGAGAGATGGAAGAGGTTGAAGAGCGAACAATGCACCCAAAACGCATCTTGGCAAGCGGTCATGTGCTACCAAAAGCAACAAGAAAGCGTATTCGTTGGAAAGGTGAGAAAAGAGTCGTGCATTCGGCAGATATTGGAGGCCAACAGCGTTTTTGGAATCTATGGATTGATGATATGGTGGATAGGCAAGTGGAAATCGTTATTTTCATGACTGATACTCGCGCACTAAGGGGGAACGGCTCACAAGTTATTGATGTTGTTGGAGGATTGGAGTTTCTTGTTGATGCGATGATTGAAAAGCGATGGAATTATCGTCGGTTAAAGACGCGATTGAAAGGAAAACGATATGCTCCGAAACAAGTGTGGATTATTGCAAACAAAGCGGACGAATGGTGGGATGAGAATGCAAACATTTTGTGGCAATCTAACCGTCTTCGCGAACATAAAGTGTTTGATGTTCACAGACCTGCAATGCGCAGACTACAAAAAGCGGGAATCCCTTGCCGCGTGTCAATGATGGCTACAAACATAGGGTGGAATGTTGAAAAGACACTGCTTGAAATGCTTACATGGTGATGAAATATGCTTAGAAATAAATCGCAAACCGAACTATTACGCCTTGCCGCACAGACGAACATGCCCTTAGCGCAAATGCAACAGCAAGCGCAATTACAAGCCGCGATGCAAGAGCATTCGGGCGTAATTGAAGTGCCTCAAGTTAATTTTTACCCTTCACGACACCCTAACCCGGCAAAAGCGCGCCGCAAGGACATTAAGCAAGCATATCGCTTGTTGAAACCGACAAAGAGGAGCATTTTTTCACCTCGCAGATGGTTTTTTGGTGGTAAATACCGATACAACACCAACACAATGCGATGCGTTATTGATGGGGCAGATGTTGAGAATCTTATCCGTTTAGCGGGCAACATTTACGACCAAATTATTGATGATGAAACGGGCAAGTCCTTGTGGGAGTTGTATTTTCACAATCCGGTCACAGGAGAGCCGGAAGCGTTTGTAGCGCGCGAAAATGTGACAAGCGGGCGCAAATTACGCGGAACTTACTGTCCCGAACATTTGCATTTGTATCACATGCTGACAAAATGGGAACGCGAAGAAGAAGCCGAGCAAGAAGCGAAAGGAGGAACGCTCAAGGCGAAACTCAAGAAGGGTGTGTCGGTGGTAGCAGTTCCTATCAACACCATCAAGAAAAAGGACAACACGCCACCAACACTTGCTAAATACCAACCATTCTTTGAAATGCTCAAGCAAGACAACATTCCTGTCACTCACATGACGAATAACGCGACAGGGGTGAACGACTTGGTTGTTGTTGTCTTTGATATGCGCCAATTCCAATCGGGAGGCAACACAAGGGTGCTTTTTGACGCGTTAGCGATGCATCAAATGCAACAACAGGCCGCGCAAATGCAACCAATGCCCTTACCGACAGAATCAAATGATGGGAGCGCGTGAGGTGGTATCATGGTGTGGCCTTTCAATGGTAATCAGCAACAACAGCAACCGCAAGGTGCATTGAATCTTGGTTTGCCGAACGGACAACAACAAGTGTCAAATCAACAACAGCAGTGGGGACAGCAACAGCAATACGGTTTCCAATATCAAGCACCTCCTTCGGAGATGGAGATTTTGTCCGCGATGATAACAAGCAATCCAATGATTGACAAATGGCTCTCCGATAACAACGGAGAGAACATGAACATGCTTGTTTCGTTGTTAAGTAGTCTTGTCGCGGTATCAATGAACACGATTCTTGCAAACACGCGCTTAATTGAAGATGGGGACGGCTACAAGTTTGATTTTAGCGGCGTTCAAGGTATGCCAACGGCTGATAGCGTCATGATGAGTCAAACACAAATCCTCAACAAAGCGTCTAACAATGTTCAGCAAAAAACCATGCAGTTTCAACAAATGGTTAATGTAGCCAATCAAGGAATTATGCAAGGTATGTTGAATGAAGCGATGACTGACCCCGGTATGATGCAAAGTGTTGGTGGCGGTCTTGGTTCGTTAGTGCGCGGATTAGCAACAGGTGGTCGTTAAGATGCAAAGTGGAGATTGGACGGGCGGTTTGTTCACCGCCATTAGCGATTTTAGCAACATGCGTAAATCAGTCATCGTTGACATGATTATGGTTCAACTTATCAGTCTAACACTTGGCTGTTTTATCATCATCGCGTTCAACAGCAACAGCATGAGTTCAACAAACTTGTCGTATTTGCTTGTTGTTCTGTTTGCGCTATTCAGTTTTACCGGAATTGTTTATCGCAGATTTGCGCATCAAGGTTGACCACTTACCAATCGGGCATTCGCTTGACCTTAGCGTTGTTTTGAAGTTCATGAAACAGCCACATAATTCACAACGCGGAGCATCATAGTGTTCGCAAGTGTGGCAAACCTTCAATCTTCTATCGCGCTCTTCATTATCCACCTTTCTGTTCAGTAAAGAGTCTTTAACACCCTTGCCAAGACTGATTGCGGCAGTTTTGTTAAGCGGAATGCCCGCAATTCGGGGTGTCTTTTTCAAAGGGCGCATCAAAAACGCTATAACACAATGATTTTCAAGTGTTTCGCCATGCCCTTACATGTGGGCGAAAGAATTACGCGAGCATCTTGTAACTTTTGTCAAGACCCGGAACGCGATATGTTGGAAGAATTGATGCGTGATGGAATTATCACTGCGAAGCAATTGGATAAAGACAAAGGTTGGCGCGAAGGAACAGCAGACCGCCACTTCCGCAACCACATGGGTGAATACCACATGGGCGCAAACAGCGATTGCGCGTTTTGCACATCGCCTAAACGCGAGTCGCTTGAAAAAGCATACTATAATGCAACGATGACTACAAATGAAATCGCAGAAGACATCGGTATGCCGGAATCAAGCGTGTATCACCATCTCAAATATCACTTCAAGCCTATTGTGCAAAAAGGTGCGGCGGACATCATCGCTATTGAAGCAGGAAACGAAATGACATCAATCCGCAATAATCTAAATCGTTTGAATGGTGAATTGGGTTTCTTTCTTGATGATGCAGACCGTAATGACCCACAATATGTGCGCAACATTGTATCGCTTCACAAAGAAGTTCGCGACACAATCAACATGATGATGAAGATTCAAGACCGCGCCGCAGGTAATGTGACAGAAAATATCAACGCGCAAACGATTAACATTCTCAAGGTTGAGTTAGCGAAGGAATCTCCCGAAGTGTGGCGCAGATTGCGAGGTAAACTGATGGGTGATGAGGCATGAATGAAGAGAAGGCAGTGTATGTGCCATTTATTCAATGCGATGACATTACAGACAACGACCTGTTGTTGTTGAGTCGCCCATTAACGACAGAAGAGTTCCCGCGTTTTTTCAAACTTACACATCATGTCATTGACCGATGGCATCATGCAGTGAGCAATATGGCTCCCTCCATTTATGCGGAGTATCATACGCACAGGGGTATTCTTCGCGATGTTGAAACTCAATTCAAAATACTCATGGTTGATGATGGCGAGAAGTTCATTCAAACAAAGAGCATACTCGCGCATCAATTAAGCGCAGTTCATCTTATTTTCACCTCTTACGCGTCTGCATTTACGGGTAATGAAGATGTGTGCATCTTCTATTACAACATACCGAGTGTTCTCCAAAGGTCTTTTGAAGCGATATGCAATGGTGATGACTAATGCCGATGGGAGAGGGGACAGGTAGCACATCGGGATTGAGATTCAATCCGCGATATAGCGCGGAAGAATTAGAAGAAGATTCAAACACAGGTCGCGAAGACTCGGAAGAGCGAGCAAAGCACAATGCGAAGAAGCAAGAGAAGCAGGAGAAGCGCGCTCGTTTGTTGCAAGGTATTCAACACTTACAAATCAAAATACCACAGCAAAACAAAGAAGATGAAGAACGACCTACCGAAGAAGCAGGTGAACTTGCAGGGCAAGTCGGACAGGCTGACGCGATTGATGGTGCTAATCCACGCGCTAACGGTCAAGGCATGGGTGTTATGACAGGCGAACCAATGGACCTCGCGTTTGATGTCATAAAAAAAAAGTCAAAAGACGAACCCAAATACGACAGGGACAAGCCTCAACCCACTACAACCATTGACACTGTTCGTGCGCGACAACGCGCAGAAAGAGGCAGAAAGAGAAGCAAAGGTAAGAAGACTCTTGAAACTGTGAAAAACAAGCGACGCAAAAGAGAAGGCAAACCGCTAAGGACAGGTTCAAAGCGTAATACAAAAGGTGTCACGCGACAAAGAGCAGGAACGCAAGCCGGATTGCTTTCACCTGCTTACAGCAGAATGTCCCCAATTTACTCTCGTTATGTAAGTCAATTTACAGGGCGAGGGCAACGATATGCGCGACCGGCAATTGCGTTCGCCAATCCAAGAGCAAAAGCGGCACAGCGACAAAGAGATGAAACAAGAGAACAGCAACCAACTCAAGATTTAGCACCTCCAATTCCTACCATTACCACAGAATCAAGAGTGCCACACGCTCGCCGTGGTTCGCCGGAGCATCGCGATGCGTTACTTGGGCCAAAAAAGATTCACACGCCCCGCAAACCAAAAACACCAATGGGTGCGGAACACTCACAGGCCACTGATTTGGCAATGGGCGGCTCATCACCACTTGGAGATTCAGCAGTTCTTGCGTCGCTTGAGTTCATCAAGAAAGGACCGATAGGCGATTACTTGAGAGCAAGAGCGTCAAGACCGCGCATGACTCATGCTGACAAAATTGAGTATCGCAGACTCGTTGCTAAGTTGGAGAAATTGTTACGCGGATTGCGTAAAGCCGACGCTTCGCTTGACCCTGCACCCGATGGTCCAACTCCTAACGCGCATCGTCGCATGACTTCTTCACCAACAGGCGCGACAGAATCCGACCCGGATGATGACCCTACAATGTGGGGCGCACACGCTTACGGTTTGTATGTGAGAAGGGGTGGTATGACATGATTATCTTGAAGGGTAAGGGTGTATTCAAGCAACTGCCCGATGGCACATTGGTGCGTATGTCGTTCCCCGGCCCGGATTCACCACACGATGAGATGTCCCACTTTCACATAGACCATAAAACCAACAAACCACACGCGGAGATTCCCGACGATATGCGTTATTGGCCGAAAGAAGCGGCGGCTCGCTTCTATGCTGACGAACTTATCGCGCAAGGTTATCCGAAAGAGAAGGCTTTGGGTTTCGCGAAGAATGTGATGAACCAAGCAACGGCACGATTCAACGCAATTAAGAATAAACACGGTGATGACAAAAACAAACTCCCGCGTCCGTTTGACGAGAACGGTGAATTGAACCCTGCTTACAAGACAAACACATACGGCACTCACGAAGCAAGAAGAGTTCCTTCATCTCGCAGAAAAACAACCAACCACCGTGGTGATGTTATCAATCTCCACGCTAACAACGCGCCACACCCAACAGCAGGTCGCGCATTGGAGTCTGCCGCGTTCCATACTCACAAAGAGTTTCAAGACCTCAACAAAGAGTTGGGTTTTGAGAGTCAATTGGGGTTAAGGTCAAATGTTCTTGAACCTCAACATATCATACGCGCACCGGGCGAAGATGGAAAAATGCGTGGACTGTTGCGACGATACAATTCAAATGAGCGCGACCCTACTCACCCCGATAACACACATGCATTCCCCGAACATCATCGTGAAGCGCGACGCAATCAAGCCTTTTACGGTCAAATCAGTCCGTTTGATATTCTTGCAACTGTGGCTCAAAGACACCCGCGCTTCTTTATTCCACACACAGGGGCAGGTCGCCCTCCTGCAAATGTCATTGAAGACTTGATGGCTCAAGGTGTAGGTAAACAATTGGCAAATCAAATGGCTCGCGCACCTATTGCTCAAGCCATGTTGGGGCGAGGTAAACAAGGTTCGGGAACTCAATTCAACAACTTGCTCAATTCAATTAGCAACCACTTGGAGATAAAGCAAAATCCCGATGTTGCCAATCTATATCGGAAACACAAGGGTCAATTCGCGAAGAAAATCAAAGGAATGGATAGAGGACGAACCGATGGTGCAATTCGTTTGATGGCGATGTTGAAAACAGCGCAAGAGTTAGATTCCGATGTGAATGCGGCTCTTGGTTCATCTCCCGCCCCTCAATCAGTCATTGAAGGTTGGAACTCATTTTCTGTCCAACAAGGGGGCGAACCTGTTGACTTTGAAGCAATGGGTATCGCAGATGACCACCATGTAATGAGCAATAGAATTGACCCCGACACAGCGCACTATTACGACACAATCCCTCATCACATTGACATGGACGACACAGCAGGTGCGCCGGGTGGCGCGTTGCCTCCGCCCGATGGTGGCGATGGTGGAGCAGGTGGCGGTCCACCGTTAGACCAACTTACTCAAGAGCCATCTGCTGATGACCCGTTCGCGGCTCAAGGTGGAAGCACAGGATTCCGCGCAACAGGTGGGTTCTCACCGTTTCCCGCATTCGCGCCACAGTTTGACCCCGACCAATTCAAGTTCTCCGAAGACGACCCGATGGGTGCTATCGCGACAATCATGGAACGCGTTCAGCGACACGATACATGGGAAGATGCGAGCATCATGAAATCTGTTTCACGCGTCAATCTCAATCCAAAAAACGCACACGACATGCGATTTTTGGCAAAGAAAGTTGAACTTGAACCGGCTGATGTTCGCGCTATCGCGATGAGTATTGGGGATTGGGATAGAGTTGCGAAACATTTTCAAGTAGGACGCGATGTGGTTGATATTATCAAAGCGTCATGCATGGAGGTCTTATAATGAATATGAAAGACGAAATACAATGGAATAGTAGCATGATGCAAGATGGGGTAATCCTCGGAACAATGGAATATATGTATAAAAAAGGACACACTTTGCAAGAAGCAAATTATGTCCTCTTTGATGACACCGACAACTCTTACGCGCCTATTCTAAAGGCGATGTCAAGCGTCAACCAAACTCACCCCGACATTCTTCTCAAAGAAATGATTACCAAGAATCCACAGGCTCAACAGTTGCAACAGCAACAACGACCGCAGGGGCAAGCACTTGCAGGGGCAGGTGGTGCAACTCAATTTGGAGGCAACGCCCCGCGTGGCATGATAATGGACCAATCACAAAACTACCGCGCTACAAGTGCAGGAGATATGCGTCGCGAAGGACGAGCCAATCGTGCTGAAATAAAACAACAACGCAAAACTCAAAGATTGCAAGAGCGCGCGGAGGCAGGTAAACCTATAACAGCAGGTGAATACGCGAGTGCCGCAGGTGCTAAAGCGAAAGAAATGGGCGGTCGCGCTCTTGATGCGGCAGGTCGCAGTATCGCGGCAGGTGCAAGAGGCGCAAGAGAAAAAGGGCGACAGGCTCTTGGTGCGGCAAAAGATTTCTTCTCCGGCAGAATGGGTCGCGAAGCAGACGGTTCAGCCAAAGAGGGATTCCGCGCAAGAATGTCAAGATTGGCACAAGGTATCAAGAACACTCCAAAAGCGATAGTTGAAGGCACAACCTCAAGGCGCGGTCGTATCAGCAACGAAGGATTAAGAACAGACCAAGACGAGGAGATTCGTCGTTACAAAGACAGTATGCACAGTGGTGGAACTCAAGCCCAAAAGGATGAGTTGAAAGAATTGGAAGCGAAACGCGCGGAAACTCAAGCGAAAATAGATGACCCAAGAGCGAAGATGAGTTTGCGACGCAGGATTAGGGACATCGGAGAACGCGGAACATCACTCCCTCTCCAAGAAGAAGAAGCACCTCCAATGACAGAAGAAGCACCTCCAATGACAGAAGAAGCACCTCCAATGACAGAAGAAGCACCTCCAATGACAGAAGAAGCACCGGCAGATACACCACCACCAATGGAAGGGCCGACAACAGCAAAGCCCGAAACAGCATCACCAATCCCAACACCTGTGGAAGCAGTTGAGGGAGGCGCAAGCGCACCGGCTGTTGAAGCGGCGGCTACTGACACAGCAATGCCGGAAGAAGACCTTTACGCGAACTTTTCGGGAGATGAAGCGTTCGGTGGTGCAAAAACAACGCGAGGTAAAACTTCTCGCGCACTTGTTGATGCAATGAGAGGCTACGAAGGAAAAGACTTTGGTGAGTTAGAAGAGGCGGTAAGAGGCGTTCCTACAAAGAGTGGGGGTAGGCGAAGACTGACACCTTATCACCGAAGAATGATGGAACAACACGCTAAGAGGCGAGGATTTGGACCGGATATGGACGACGATTCACCGCCACCAATGGAAGCACCAAAAGCACCGAAACCACCGAAAGCCGACGAACCACCTCCAATGGAAGAAGAAGAAGAAGTCAAAGCGCGACCTTTGGTTGCCTTTAGCGAAGACCCGATGAGTAGCGCATGGAACGCGTTGATGATTTTGAAGCACAGGTGATGATGGGCTATGGAGGGCTTGAGCCTTGAAACCCTTGAAGAAATTGACTATGAAGTAGCGAAGCGCGACTTCAAGTTCTTCTTTGAGGACATTCTCGGCTTTCAACTCTCATGGCATCACGAAGAATGGTTCAACAATCTTGAAGCACAACGCAGATATTGTGTTAAAGCGGCGCGTGACCACGGTAAATCAACACTGTTTCTCGGCTACCTTCTGTGGAAAGTCGCGTTCAATCCAAAATGCAAGGCTGTTCTCATCAGCCACAGTTTGCACCAATCCATTCACCACATGAGGACACTCAACGACCTCATAGATGGCATACCGTTTCTCGCGAAGATGAAGAAAGCAGATTCGTGGTCAAAGACATTCTTTGGTTTCACGAACGGTTCAAACATCAGCGCGAAGTCGGTCGGTGGTGCAATTCGTGGTATTCACCCCGACCTCATTCTTTGCGACGACATTCTGTGGGGAACGACAGATACGGAACTACAAAGAGTCGCGAGTTGGTTCTATGAAGTTCTTGTGCCAACCCTGCACCACTCGTCAAAACTGATGATTGTCGGAACACCGTTTACACCAACTGACCTTTACACCGAATTGGAACAGCGTGAGGGGTATTTGGTTGAAACTTATCCCGCAATTGATGCGAAGGGTGTCGCTCTTTGGCCGGAACGATGGGACTTGGAATCGCTTGATGCGCGTCGCAACGACATGCCCGCCATTGCATTTGCGCGTGAGTATTTGTGCGAACCAATGGACGATATGAGCAGTTTGTTCCCGTCTGTTGTTTTGCAAGCCGCGAAGGACAGCGACTTGACATTGCTCAATCGCGCAGTTGGCGACCCCGATGACCAATACTTCGTCGGTTGGGACCCTGCTATTTCATCGGACAGAAGTGCTGACTACACGGTTATGGTTGTGCTTCGTCGTCCATCAACGAATCCCGAACTGCTTGAGTTGGTTCATGTTGTTCGCAGAAAGAACATGGACTTCCGCACACAGATTACGGAGATTCAAAAAATCAACGCGAAGTTTAATCCCGATGTGATTGAACTTGAAGCCAACAACTTTCAGCGTGTTTTTGCAACTGAACTTCGCGCGGACACAGACTTACCAATTAAGACATTTATATCCACACGCCAACGCCGAGAGTCGCTACTCATGGGTTTGGTCATGCGTTTTGAGAAAGAGCAAATGAGGCTACCGTGGGGCGATGAGTCTTCCCGAACCCTTATGAGCGAGTTAGAACGCGAACTACTCATGTTTGGTATGTCCAAGAAGGGCAAGTTGGATAGCATCGGTCGCCACGATGACTTTGCTATCGCTCTCGCATTGGCGCATTGGGGAACAACCGAGTTCCGCGAACGAATTGTGGATATTGACGAAATGATGGCGGGGTTGATTGATTGACTGAATACGAATACATAATGCATGAGCCGATTACGGCAGAAGAATTAGCGATGATGAGTGATGAAGATATTGCAAAAGAAGTTTCATTTTGCAATTGCTGTTCACCTTTTGAATTGGCAAATGAAGTTCTCAAAGCCAAAAAAAGAAGTAAACCATTTCACGGCTACAATCCAAACAAGCACAGTCGCAAGGGTGGATTGAATGCTAAAGGTCGTGCCGCCGCGAAGCGAAAAAGTGGCGCGAATCTCAAACCACCTGTCACAACGAAACCGAGCAAATTGAAAGCCGGTAGTAAGAAGGCCAACCGCCGCAAATCTTTTTGCGCGCGGATGGGTGGCGTAAAAGGTCCGACGAGTAAGAAAGGCAAACTTACACCGAAGGGCGCGGCGTTAAGGAGGTGGAATTGTTGAAGCCAATAGATGAAGCATGGTATGTATTAAAAGAAGATAATGACGATGACGCGAAAGCAAAAAAGGACATCATCGCTTGCTTGAAAAAAGAAGGCGGTGCTTGTAGTTTAGACGACTGTTGTAAAGCATGTGGTCAGTCAAAAGAGGATTGTAAGAAACTCATCAACCAAATGGATAATGTCAAAATTAGCCCTCATGGTGATGTCATTTTGATGGACGGACTGTGATAATATGAACGAAGAATGCAATTGCGACCATTGCGTGTGCAACAATGCCGCGTTTGAAATGTTGGAGAAGAAACTTTGTCCCGCAGGTAAAGCGGCGGCGAAAAGAAAGTTCAAGGTTTATCCGTCTGCGTATGCAAACGGTTGGGCTGTTCAATACTGTCGCGGTAAGTTCCGTGGCGGTAAAAAGAAGGGGAAGAAGAAATGATACCAAGTGAAGCACTTGAAGAAGCGTGGGGCTTGATGAAGGGCAAGAAAGATGCTCCGAATTACAGACCATGTGAAAGCAATAAGTGCTGTGGCAACTGCAAAGCATGGGACGAATCAGCGACAGATAATCCAAAAACAGGCTATTGTGAATGGTATGATTTTACTTGCCGCGCAGATTACACATGTGATGCATGGGCCGGTAAGTGATTGTCATGTGGTCGGGGTCAATTCTCAAAGACGAAGCGTTTGAAAATGTCTTTGAGTCGCTATTGAAAAACTCAATTCAAGGCGGTAAAATTGGCGATGGTGAACCTACAACTTCCGCAGGTCAAGGAGAATTAGCCGGTGCGACTGACCCACCAAAACCAAACAAGATACAGGAAGAGGAAGAGGAAGACAAAATTGTTGATGCTGTCACACAACGACTGAAAAAGAACATGCCGCAAAACGGTTGGTTTCAATCAATGTTTGGTAAAGACGCGGAAGCGATGGTCAAAGAATTGCGAATGGCTCGTCGCGAAAGAAAGGATATGCGAGATGATATTGACCTTGCAATCAACGCCATACGATTAGCAAAGCGTGAAGAGGTTGATTCAACACTCAAGTCAATTTCATGGACGGAGAATCACCTTTCATCTATACGCGGTCTTGGTGTGTCCGACAGGGACTTGCAAGCGTTGAGAAAACACGGTTCTTCGCGAGAGTTTGCTTTGAGGCGAGCATGTAGTGAATGGGAGAAGGCGAATGATGTCATCTCAAAATTGGCTCAAGTTGAAGGTGATTTTGACGAAAACCAATTGGAAATGTGGTTGCAAGCAAATCAAATGAGAAAAGACGCGAAGAAGCAATGGAAGCAAACATTGCATTCAATTGACAATATCAAAAAGCAAGAGGCCATTTGGCTTACGCGCGCAACAAATGTCCTTACAGAAAGAGGACCGCTATCATCAAATGAGATTTTTAATTCAATCGGTTCTCCGAAACATCTTAGCGTTCGCAAAATGGCATCGCTGTTGAAGATGCATGGTGTTGAATACGACATTGAGAAAATAGGGACGAACTACGGAATAGTCCGCGATGACTTTGTTATTGTCAAGGATATTTGGGCTTATGCGGCAGGTTTCCTTGACGCTGATGGCTACATCACAATTACGAAGCGAGGCGAACCAAGAGCCGGTTTTGTCGCGACGGGTGGCCGTGGTAAGATTCATTGTGAGCAGTTGCACAAATCTCTCGGTTGTGGTGTGCTACAAACTGATTTGAAAATACACAAGAACAGTAAACGCACACAACATCGTCTTCAATTCTATGGCGCGGATGATTTGAGAAAACTACTGAAAGGTATTCGCCCACATTTGCAAATGAAGAAAGCACAGGCTACTGCTGTCTTGCAGTTGCTTGATTTGAGGGGGGCTAAGAGCAACCTTGTGAAAGCAAGAAGGGACGAACTTTACCGCGTAGTGAAGTGGGAAAATTGGAAAGATGTTCCCGAAGAGCGCGATAAGTTGCTCCGAGAGTGGAAAGTTGAAGAGCATGAAGTTCTTGCATGGGGACAACGGGACAACGAAGTTATCCGACTCGTTGATGATGTTCACCGCATAGAGAGGTTGATTTGATGGCAGAAGAAAAGAGAGGCGTAGTTGGCCGTTTTCTATCTTCGCTATCAAAACCATTCCGAAGACGAACCACACCCGAACCTATTATGCCTTTATGGAAGGCAGGTATTCAAGAGCCTGTCCTTGTTCAAGGTGTGAGCATTCCTGCTCTTTACGCGACAGTGCAAGAATCTGTTGTGTTGAGAACAACAATCAACACGCTTTGCCAAGAAGTGTTTAGGCGCGGTCATTATTGGCAAAAGAAGTTTCACAAGAAATGCACCAACTGCGGAGAAGAATACAAACACGACACTGTTGAGCAATGTCGCGTTTGCGGCAACGAAGAGTTTGATGTTCCCGATGTTGACCAAATCCTTTACCCGCGTTGGTTTTTGGAACAAAGAAACAGTATGGACCAATCATTTATGGATGTTATGCGCGAGATTGAGTGGGACTTGGATATTGTTGATGACGCATTTCTAATTCTCATCAAGGAGTATTTTATTGACCCCGATAACGGAGAGATTTCGTTCTTCCGTATTAAAGAAATCATGCGTGGCGACCCAACCTTCATGCGAATAGTCGCTGATAAAAGAGGGTCGCGTGGTGGCAGGTATCTTATTTGTCCTGTTCACCGCGACAAAACTTATCCTCACAATGGCGACCATCACAACTGCGATGTAGCCGGATGCGGATTACCTCTCCAAGATGTTCATTACATCAACACAGCAGGTAGTGGTAAAACGCAGTATTACATTGACGGTGAGATTATTCACACAAGCAAATACAATCCGTCAAAACTGTATGGTCGTAGCCCTGTTGCTACAATGTGGCGACAGGCACAAACACTCACAGCGATGGACAATTACATTTACCTCGCGTATCAAAAGCGAAGAATACCTCGCGGTGTTCTCGCAATCACAACCGATAACATTCAATCAACTGCATCGTTTTGGAAGGGCGCAGAAGAAAAGATGGAGCGCGACCCTCACTACATTCCGAAAGTTGGTATTGAATCAGCATCGGGTCGTGGTAAAGTTGAGTTCGTGCGTTTTATGGATAGCCTTGATGAAATGCAATACGCGCAAGTTCGTGATGAAGTAAGAATGCGAATTGCCGCGTTCTATGGCGTATCAAGCATTTTCATGATGGACGCGGGCAAGTCCGGTGGACTCAACAATGAGGGTATGCAAATCCTTGTAACAAATCGCGCTGTTGAATACGGACAGAAAATCTATGCGAAGAATCTTTTTCCGCGATTACTTCAAGCGATGGGTGTTGAAGATTGGGAATTGACACTTTATCCGAACGAAGAAGAGGATGATGTTACAAGACTACGCCGCGATGAGCAAGAAGTCAATATCGCACAGCGTATGCAACAACTTGGTTTCCAAGCAGAACTTACAGAAGATGCAGGTCGCGACATACGATTCGTTTACTCAAAGCCCGACCCACAGGAACAACAACAACAACCACCACAAGGCGGAGGCGGCGCACCTCCGATGGGTGGCGCACCTCCTATGCCCGGTGGCGGAATGCCTATGCCGCCACAACAAGGGCTACCTCCGGGCGGGGGAATGATGCCACCCGGAGGCGGGGGGCTACCTCCGGGCGGCGGACCTCCGCCCGGCCAACAAGGGCAACCAATCATGATGATGGAGAAAGGGGGCATGGTTGGTCTTGGTGAAGGCACAGGGCAACGCGATAACGGACCTGCGCCTCTTTCATCCGAAACTCATCTAAGCGGTTCTCCGAAAACAAAGAAAAATCAACGCGGCTCGGAAAAAACCATTACTGAACAAGCACTTGATGCGGTTGATGCCGCGAAAGACCCAACAAGCAAGAACAAAGAAAGCGGGTTTTAAGTGCCGATACCTTCAAGAGTCGGGCGGTAGTGGGGTTATCCATGACCGACCTACTGAATAAGATGGACCCGATGGTTCGTAAGTTGGAAACCGCGATGGCGGAGTTCAAAGTTGCTCTCGCAAACAACGACCTTGTATCAGCAGAACAATTTCTGCGCAGTATTCAATCAACAAGCGATTATCTCGCTGATGATGTCACCGCGATTTACAAATCGCAAACTGATAACAAAATTGAAGGTGTCAACGACCGATACGCGGGTGGCGTTCCTGTAATGCAATTCAACAGTATTGAAAATGTCATTGCTAAAGGAGAAGCGCGACCTTTGGGCTATATTGGCCCGGACAGAATCGGCGGCGTTTTCAAAAAGCAAGGGCAGGTGTGATACTTGAGTGATGAACCCAACGCTATGTTATTGATGAAAGCACTCATTGGTAAAATGGAGAGCATGGACGCGGAATTGAACATGTTGCGAAAGCAAGTGTCTAATCCTCAAGCCATGCTTCGTAAGTCGGGATTTGTCAAAGCCATAACACCTGCGAGCGAAGATGTATGGGGCGACCCACTTCGCGGCGACCGCGACGAAGTTATCGCTAAAGCAGGTGATGGAGTCAACGAAAGTTTAGGTATAGCAATGCCATCAACAAATGAAGAATGGCACGAAATGAGTTGGGAAGATATTCACGCGATGGCAAATGTCGCCGCAGAAGCAGAAGGAAGGAGGATTGACCCACAATGAAACCAATGAAAGTTGAAGCAGGTGAACACGCGCCCGATTTAGAAGCACTACTCAAAGAAGCCAAAGCCGTTGAAGGCAAGTTTGGTTCAAAGAATGCTGACGCGTTCCAAAGTGTTCGCGGTGTTGAAACTGTCAAGCCCGGTTATTATTGGACGAATCAAATGCCGGTTGATGTTGAAGATGTCAAGCGCGCTGAACCAAAGGCCGAGTCTGTTGACCTAAGCAATATCAAAGCGAATCCACATGAAGGCGCACTACCTGCTCACGAAAACAACGCAGGTGGCGACCCGGATAAAAGCCCACCAAGCGCGTTTAATCTAACAGACTACTATTGAGGTGGTGGTCGTGTGTCAAAAGAGAATGCAGTTCGTTATCACCAACGCGTGATGAACGACTACATTCAAGCACGATTCATTCACAAATCCGAAGCACTCAACGAAGCCGCAGATGTTCTGTTCAGCAGAAACAATTTGCTCAATTACGGCTACGCGCTACCACCATTTATTCGCGAAGTTGAAGCGCATATCCAAAAGGCTGTTGAGATTGAAAGAACAGCACAAGACCAACAGCCCGGCGCGCCGAATGTAGGCGAGCAGGGGTATGGTGAATCCGCAACCCTCTCCGATAGAGCATGGCGGCGTATGATGCGTGAAGGCCACGCAGGAGCGCAGACAGGTGTGGGTAAACGGCACTCGCGAAAAATGCGCGATGTTGTCGGAAGAGATTTAGACACAGATGACCCGAATCCAAAAGCGCGCAGAAGGGCGTTAGAACGCATATACCGTTGGCGAGGTAATCACAGCGAAAACCGTCAACACACCGAGTTCCAACCTCATAAGGCGCATCATTTAGCAAAACTCGGCTTCTTTGGTCGTCCGGGCGCAACACCTAACCTACACGGTCATACTCCGTTGGCCTTCAATCTCATTCAAGAAACATATCATCGTTCACCCGGCAAATTGGACGAGATGATGATTGAGGCTGAAAAGCACATGCCACCTGCCACGACAAGCGACCTCATGCTTGGTAAGTGGAGTGGTGATGGTGTCACACATGATAAATTGAGAAAGCAAGCGTTGAGAAGGTTTAGGGAAGCGCATAGAGAAAAGTTCCCTCAAAGCAGACAGCCCGACATCAATGATTTTTTCCACCACAAGATGTATGAGTTGCGCGGCGTTCCAAGCGACCAATTGTTTGATAGCGACTTGTATGACCAAGACACAGGACAGATGACCTACGCGAACATTGATGACATGGTGAAACAAAACCGACATCGCGAGATGGGATTCTTACCCGTTATGCTTGGTATCACGATGCTTGACTATGAAGACCAACTCAAAGTAATTGATTGGATGGTGAGTGGCGGAGGCGCAAAAACAGACGAGAACGGGAAGTTCCTTGCCTCCGAGAGTTTTGATGATTCGCTACTTGAAGAGGCGTTTGGTAATGAGCGACATGCGCGCGGTTTCGTATCTCGCAACATGAAGTTGTTTTCCAAAGCATTGCATCAACTCTATTCCGGCTTCCCCGGCAGTTCACATGCAGGAACAGTCGCGGGACGACCAAGCGATGAGCAGATGAAAGGGTTTCAAGACCGTTCACCAAAACTTGTTTTGGACGCAGAAGGTAATTGGCAACGCGTCGCAGGTAAGAACTCAATCCAAAGAAGGCGCGAAGAGTTTGCGAAAGACCCCGAAGCGGTCAATGACAGTTGGCGACAGAAGGGTATCAAGTTTGACGCAGACCGTTATGATGAGATGATTGAAGAAGTGCTTGGTAGGGATATAGCGGCGAACATTCGTAAAGTGACAGGCATCAAACACAAGAAGGAAATGCCGATTATTCCCGACTTTGAATATGCAATCAAGTTGGGTATCGTGTCGCCCGAAGATGTGCAAGAAGCACAGAATCACATTGTAGCGAGCGCGAATCATCAAATATCCACGGCAGAACACTTCGGTTTGCTTGAGAATTACAACCACACTCACAAATTGAAAGACCACACTTTTCATCCGAAGGACAAACCGGAATACGAAGAAACACCGCTTGACTTTGTTGTTCACGCTTTAGGTAATGGTATGGGTTCACTTTCGCGCGAATGGCATGAGATAGCAGACGCTTTTGCGGAGTTTGCCCCCGGTGTGTTTTTCAGCAACTTGGCGAAAGAAGTGCCTCCGAAGATTTTCCCTTCTCGCGGCCTTCCCGATACGAGAGGCAACTACAAAGGCAACAAACCCGTTATGCAAAGTTGGCAATACACCGACGACATGAGCAACGCTGAAAGGATTGAACACGCCAAGTCTTTGCGAAGATGGCTCAATGAAATGGGCGCGAGTAAAGAAGAAAAGGATAGCGCGGAAGCGAGATTAGCGGACGGTAAACGAGTTGAATATGAAGCCTATCCAAGCCGACCCGATGGTAAGTCGCAATCACAAGCAACGCGCGAAATAATGTCTTTGCCGGAAGATGAAAACAGACCGGGAGAGGGTAGCCTTGATTTGGACTTCTCTCAAGAAGAGTTTGAGATGGCTTTGAAAAACAATCCTCAATACTACCCCGCGTCGCCGGGATTGAACTTCTTGCATTGTTTACTCCCTTACAGCATAGACATGCCGATGGGTGGTATTCTGTCCGCAGAAGCAAAGTCGGGCAGAACCAACAACAACTATTCCTATCACCCTTCATCAACGCATAGAGCGCAAAGAGCCGCCGCGATGAGAGAAGCGGATGACGGAAGGACATTTCGCAGTGGTCAACAGATTTACAGTGAATTGGAACAGGCGACCAAAAAGCGTGGATTTTACGACCATTCATACAACACCAATCTAACCAAAGACGACGCTCTCGCGATGTTAGCAAGAAAGCATTTGTTGGTCGCTAACGCGCATCATCATCCGACAACTCACGATGAAAAACATCACGAAGAGTGGAAGGAGAGAGCCGCGAACTCAAAGTCAATCCTGTCGTCCAAAGACCACAAAGATGTCTTGGGGCGACCCGACGCTGATATGGCAAGTGAGTTGGTTGGCACTGAACCATTTGAAGACTACGGCAGTGCGATATACGACAGCGAGCAATACACGAAAGCGTTGGGTGCGCATGGTGATGGTAAGATTTTGAGAGTTCAAGCCTTGCACAACAAGTCATTTGCAGGATTGGGGGAACTGAAAGAGTTCATTCTCGCGAACACAACCGACGCGAAAGGAACACCTGTTGGTGAATTGGACTATGGCACACGAAAAAGAATCTTGGAGAGTGCAGAAGAAGGAGAGTTCAAAGGCTTCTATGTCAATGATGAGGGACAAGTGAAACGCTTGAACAGCGCGCCTTCCGAGCAACAACACTATCAGTGGGCTTGCAAAACAATCCGTGAAAGAGTCCGCGATGCAGTAAGAGATGGTAAAGAGGACATCGCTGACTTGGCAACTCAACAACTGCATCAACAAATGAAACACGCGCACAAAGTAACGGGTGTCAATCCAACACCATCTCCACATGAGCGTATGCAATACGAAATAGACCACGCGCTACAAACACATGAAGCAACAAAATTAGCAACAAAAGTCTTCATTCCTCTTATTCAAGCAACTCACCCTAACGCTCTCCGCACAGGAACAGCGCGAGAAAACAACGAGGCTCACCCGAACATGGCAGTTGTTTACAACATGGCTGAACGGTTTATGCGAAACAAGACACCGGAACAGCGCGAGAAGTTCCTTAGAGATGGCAAAGTGCATTATCTCAAAGAAGACGGTGATGTTGGAGAACTTGACATAGCGGACTTTTGTAGTGAAGATTTGAGAAATGAAATCCGCGACTTTACAGTTCCGCGCATGTCGTTTACTGAACCTGCGCCGGACTTGAGAAACGCGGAACAGCACTTCGCACCTTTGGCAACCAAAGGTCAAGAACCAACGGGCAATCATGTGCTTGAAGCGTTTGTCAATGGCGATATAGGTCGTCAAGACCCCGAATTAGGAAAGGAATACAGAATTGTTCAAACCGTCTTTAATAGAGCGCGTAATGCATGTAAGGACAAAAACAGCACCGAGGAATTGATGAAGCGAGTGTATGCCCGATACATTCCTCACAACAAGGACAGTCAAGAACCAATTGAGAACGCGAAGCATAATTTCATTCGCAATTTAGGCGACCATCATCATGAAGGAACATATCGCGTGGACGGTCAAACTGTAATCCCGTTGATGAGTGGCGGAGAGGGGGTTAGTATGCATGAGGCTCATGGTAATAGGCGGCGTAATGAGTTTATCTCACAAAGGACAGAAATCAAGGCGTTGAACGCTGTGTTGCAGGACATCAAATCTCAAACACAAGGCACACCTTATGCCTCCGACTTGGGCGACACATTTACCTTGATGGCTCAAAAGAAAGCGATGCAGAAACTACCGAGAAAATTGAAGGAGGTCTTCGCTGAACTCGCGAACCCAACGAAGTTGAAAGGTGAGAGGGGAGCCGCACCTGCTAAATTGATACAGCAAAAAGTCGGAGGTCGTCATCCCGACCACGCGCCTCTTCCTGCTATCAGTGATTGCTTGGCGGGTAAAGACCAAGTAGGAATAACTGCTGACCCTGCCTTCTTATTCCGCGATGCTTACATGGGACATGAAGACCCCGAAAGCAACAAACTGTTGTTGGATAATCCGAAGAAGAACCACTTTCACCAATCAGCAGGGCGGCATGTAGCGCATGTATCTCCCGATTTGCTGAAAGATTGCTTTGAAGGAATGAACAATTACGATGGTTCAATTTACCAAAACCATGAGCAACAACCATTACAGATTACTTCTTCTCAACTACCGGCGGGAGAGGGCATGAACACAGACCAACGCGCCGCACAAGTCGCAATGGACGCGGCAACCAACAACTCGCAACAGTTCTTTCAACTGTGCGCGGATAGGGTCACAGACGATACTTTACTCATCAAAGATGATGGCAGACCTGTTCCTATCAAATCAATGCACAGAATCTTTGACCTTGATGATTTGAAACACCTTCGCGGATTTAGCGGCGATTGGATTGCTTCGCACATACCAAGCGGTGAGCCTGTCATTCTGCAAAAGAAAGGTAAGCGCGTCAAAGCATACAACGCGGAGATGAAACTTGTTGAGTTAGCAGACTGTTGTGAAGAGGACATTCCTAAAGTGAATGACAAAGATTTCGTTGTTCACGCCGTCGTTGGTGATAGGATGGTTTACTTCATTGATTTGCTTGAAGCAGGTGATGAGAAGACACACAACATGCCCGCCAAAGATAGGGTAAGACACTTACGCGCACAATTTGAATCAACAGAAACCGTCAAGATGCCCGAACCATACAACACAAAACGCAGTGATGATGCAGGTTTGGCGCAAGCGGTTTCGTTGTTGCGCGACGAAGCACCAAGCGATATTCTGTTGCGCGATGCTTCTGCTACCTACATGAGAGGCGAGATACGACACCCGAAGTGGATTTTGTTAAGCAAGGAAAAGAAGGTTGATGTCATCGTTCTTGACCGCAAAGGCACAAATTATCGCATCGGTGTTGGTCCAATCATGCACCCCGAAAACTACGGTTCGCGTTCTGTTGAGTTTGAAGGCAATCATTACATGGATATTGGAAGCGCGAAAGGACCGAGAGGTTTTGACAAAGGGGAGTATGTGAGTGTATTCTGCACAGGCGTTTCATCCAATCAAGCCGAACACCCTGTATTCACAATCCGTTCTGCGCGTATTGACCGTGATGCTCACCCTCAAGCGGCGGATAGCGTTGAGTCGCTATCCATCATGCTTGGTGAATCCAAAGTGCCACACCGAGCGCGATTGAAGAAAGGTCGCATTCACATTGAGTTCCCTGCGGTTCATGATGAAGTCATTTACGATGTCATCAAAGAAGACGGTGGTTGGATGCTGAAACCACAGAAGAGTATGTGGGGGACTGATGATTACTTGTTCAAACTGTCCGAAGATATGCGACAGTTTTGGCAACCAATTGCAACAGTGTTGTTGAAGCGCGACTCCGAGAAGATGATTGACAGGGTTAATCGCGATGAAGACGATGAAGTGAAACCGGAAGAACCCGCAGGACACAGAAAAGAACGAAAAAAGATACTCCCGAAAGAAGAAGAAATCATCAAACGCGGTCTTGAGTTGCTTGAGCGATTGCGTAAGGAGAAGATAACACACACCGGAGTTGAAGGTCTTGGTGTTGATTTCGCAGATGCAGATGTTGAGTCCCCGCGAGGTCCAACAACCAACATGAATGATGACACAATGCCGGACTTTGACCCTGCGGCTCGCGAATACAAAGAAAAACCTGCCGAAACCAACAAAAAAACGAAGCGTATTCGCACCACTGAAGGCGAAGAAGCCATCACTGACCATCGCGGCAACATCACAATTACTGACCCGCGCGTTTGATATACTTGTAGCGCATGAACGAAGACAATGGCAATTCTTGCACCCTCTCAATCCACCCCTCTTGTTCTCAAGGGGTTCGGTGATGATTTGGTTGTCGCAGGTTATGCTTCTGTTGAGATGGTTGACAAGCAAGGCGACCTCATTACTCGCGGTGCTTTGAAAGATGCGTTTAACGGATTCATGAAAGCAGAAGGATTCCGCAATGTGCAACTTGCACACTCTAACATTCAAGTGGGAACAGTGATTCCCTCTTACACTGACAGCAATGGCCGCGTATGGAAGTCCGAAGTGGACGATACCGGAATGTTTGTTGTCATTCAACTACGCGGCGATATTGAAAAGGCTCGCGAAGTTGCATCCGAAATCCGCAAGGGCAACCTGCGGTCGTTCTCAATAGGCGGTCAAGCCTTTGAGCGCGTCAACAAAAGCGACGCTACTCGCGGAGATTACCGCGAGATTCGTCGTATGGAACTCCATGAGGTTACGATTTGTGAGAAGGGTATCAATCCCGAAGCGCAGTTTCGCATTCTCAAGGAAGACACAGGTGATACAATGACTGACCCAATGAGCGAACTACAAAGCGTATTAGAAAGGCTATCCAAGAAATTGGATGACGAAGAAGACGACAAGAAAAAGAAGGACGAGGATTCCGAAAAAGGGAAAATGCCTCGTTCACTTGACCCCGATGGCGACGGCGACCCCGGACCATTCGGTGATAAACCAAAGATGAAAACTCCACCTCGCGACGACGACGACGACGAAGACCCGGAAATGGGAATGTATGAGGACGACGACGACGACGAGGATGACGAGAACGAAGACATGATGTATGGTGATGACATGACAGCAAAAGCAGAAGATATGATAACGATGGACTATCTCAATTGGCTTGAGCAAACAGCAAAGAGTCAAGGACATGACATTGCTGACGCTCGCGCCCATTTTGATAGCGTGAACAAAGGATATGGACCGGGCGAGCCGGGCTACACCCACCGAGGACAAGGTTCTCTTGAGGGTGCAGGTGAAGGCGAATCCTCCAAGCGACCGAAAATGGACTTTGGTGCGGCTCCAAAAGGCAACACCAATGTCATCAAAGCGACTGAATACTTGAACAGTGAAAATGTTTCACAGTCCGATATTGAAGCCGCTTACGAAGTTTACAAGGCGGCGGCTACTGAACAGCAGTTCAAAGGCTCACTTGGCAACTACTTCGCAGAAAGGCTCGCGGCAGAACAGACTATCGCGAAGAACGAGAAGGCAAAGACCGAGTTTGATGCTCGCAAGCCTCTTCTTGAACTCCAAAAGGCTGTTGTCGCGCTTGACCAACGCATCAGCAATGTTTCAACCACAGGAGAAACTTTCGCAAAGAGTGCTGACAGCACTTCAATTCGCGTTCCCGATACTACTGAAATGGCAAACATGTCGTGGGATGATGTTCACCGACTTGCCGACAAAGCATTGAGGGGAGAGTGATTAAAATGGCACGAAATTATGTAAGAACAGTTCAAGACATGGAGCGATACTACTACGGTGGTGCGGCTCAAACCGGATATACCTACTCAAGTGGCGACATTTTGAAGGCTGACAGCCCTCTTATGTCAACCACCGCAGGAACTTACCAAGCAGTTTACGGACGCAAAGTTTGGTCGCAGTTGAACCAAGAGTTCAACGCGTTTTCAATCTTGCCGAAGAAGCCGTGGGAGCGCAGTGGATGGCGTATTCTTACCGAGCGCGCCTCCTTCACAAAGGGCGGCGGTGTTGCTGAAAACGCAACGCTACCGGAAACCTCCCGACCGGAGTTCCTGCATGTGGCCGCAAAGCCAAAGACCATCGCGCATACTTTTGACTTGTCCGAAGTGAGCATGTTCTTGTCCGACAAGGACGATGGTATGGGCGATGTCCGCCAAGTTCTCAAAGAAGAGATGGGTAAGCACCACGCGGAGCATGTCAATCTCATGATGCTTGAAGATGTTACGACTCCTGCCGGAAACGACTTTGAATCTCTTGACAGGCTCACTTCCGACCCTGCCAAGCAGACCACCACGCAAGGTGCAGTGAACACCCTTACCGACCACGACATGTATTCAATTACTCGCGACGGTAGTGCGGCATTCCACAGTGCAGAAGTTGACATTGGCGGCGACGCTTCAACTTCCGCGACCAACCGAAACCTATCGCTGAACCAACTTGATGGTCTATTCCAACAGATTTGGACTCGCGGTGGTAATCCAAAGGTCATGCTAACAGGATATGATACGCTTATGCGCACTCAACAACTGTTGCAATCCCAACAGCGATTCATGGACTCCAAGAGAATCACACCTACTTACTCCGGTGTGAAAGGTGTTCCGGGTATTGAAGCAGGTTTCATCGTTGCTACTTACAACGGTGTCCCAATCATCCCAACAAAGGATATGCCGGACGACAGCGCGACCTCCGCAGGTTCACTGTCCCGTATCTATTACCTTGACACTGACTACTTGTGGTTCCAAACTGCTATACCAACGCAATACTTTGAGTCCGGTATTGAAACCGGCGACCCATTCGCGATTAACCGTCTTGGACAAGAGGGGCTTTACCGAACAATGGGCGAACTTTGGTGTTCGTTCTTTGGTGCAAGCGGGAGTATTCGCAACCTACAATGAAGGAGATGATGAAGAATGGCAATTACATACACAACGAGTGGAAGCGCAGTATTTACAGAAAGTTTTAGTTTGGACCTCTATGCGGGGACTCTTACTACCGATGAAGAATGGCTCAAGGGTGGCGCATCAGCCGCATACCCCGGAAACCTTGATGGATTCCTTGCCGCGAACACCGAGGCAAACCCTGCTACAACGGGGTTGAAATTGGTTTGCGGTAAGTTCACTACCGTCCTTGCAAATGACGAAACCGTGACCCTTTCGGGCGATGCATCAAAGATTGTTGCAGTGCTTGTCGGTGCTACGAGTGTCGCCAACGCGGGTGTTGATTTGAAGAACATCACCAATGGTGTTGCTCAATTCACTGTCGTCGGCGCACCGGGAACGAATGTCACCGCATGGATGATTGTTGCTTGAGGCTGATTTCCATGCCTACTGTAACCTATCGCGGCGAGCAAAAAGCCGGTCGCAATATGGGTCCGATGGGGTATTGGATTTGGGGTAAACCCGAACACAAGAGTCAAGAATGGATTGACGAGTTCGCGAAGGGTCTTACGAAAGACTTCTTGGTTGACGGAGTTCCTTTTGTTTTGTCCGCGTCGGAAGACGAGGGCAACGATGGGCTTCCCGACATGAAGTGGACGAAAGGCGACATCATGACTTGGATGGATGACAACGGCGTTGAATACAGCGCACTGAACACCAAAGCCAAGTTGCTCGCGAAAGTGGACGAACACCTTAACCCAACCGAAGACTCTATGACCGAAGGCGACATGGAAGACACAACAGGAGATGAATAAACATGGCATTTACAAGCGATAACAGACCACATGTATTGGGAGATTTGATAGCAATTACCGGCACTGTCGCCAACGGCGACACAAGTGTTGACCTTAGCGACTTCATGAGTGAGATTCTCATGGCGCAAGTTCAACCTTCCCACGCGTCGGGAACTGCAAGCGTAGCGAAGGTAGCAGGAACAACTGTTTCCTTCTCGGACATTTCTCACGCATCGGGCGGGCGACTATTTGCACTTGGCAAGCGGTAAGGTGATTCACCTTGCCTGTCACTGTGCATGAGTTCACACCCAATCAAGCAACCATTACAGATGCCACCATTGCCGGTGGTATCGCGACGGTTCTAAACGGTATTGGAGGCGCGCCTATTTTGGCTGTCACGGCTTACGCGTGTCAAGGGAACATCTATGTAGTCGTCGTCCAATGAAGGCGGTGATAGCATGGGACTGACAGCGCAAGACATTCACAGAATGGCAAAGCAGGGTTGGACTCATGCCGAAGGCGACATGGTGAAAACCGATGAGCGCGACAAGTTAAAAGGCGTTATCAAACAGCAGAACATTCGTTCGCGAAACATTCGCGATGTTCTCAACATCGGTAGCGGCACTCGTTGTCGCCACTGTGGTATGCTTCACTTCTGTTATCTTGAGCGTTGCGGCTCTTGCAGTAAACCGATGGAATACAACCTCGGTAAAGTGGAGAAGGTGATTTAATGCCGACCGTGTTTCAAACAGGAGAGCGCGCACCAAGACCGCTTGACCCAACACGACTGTATTACACAACACCGCAGAAGGTCGCAGACATCTTACAGATACCACTACCCGACCCTGTTTATCTTGTAAGCGATACCAACACAAGCGGAACAACAGCGACAATCACAGCAACCGATTTTCGCCACACCGGATTTGAAGTTGGTGATAAGATTGAGATTGCAAGCGATGTTGAAATGGGTGAAGAATTAACCCTCACCAATGTTTCGCGCGATGGTAGCAATGTTATCTTAACATGGGTTGGTGGTGTGGCGGGAGATTACGATACTGCCGATAACGCGTATGTTCAACCGCTACAATCATTCACCAATGGCAAAAGAAAGGGTATAACCAAATCAGCCGTTGAAACGCTTATCTTGCGAACGCAGGATAAGATTGACAACCTCACAAACAACTCATGGCGACCGATGTTGCAGACAGCCGAGTATGTCAATTTTGACACCTACAAACCATACCGACGAAGATACTACACTGATTATGTTGGTTCTGTCCCTCTTTACTTCCGCAATGTTCAGCAAGTGTTGAGGCTTGAAGTATGGCAGGGGCATGAGTATCGCGAAGTCGCGGCGGCAGAATGCAGATTGAAGGTTCTTGATTTCATGAAACTGACAGCAGACACAGACAAGGTGTTCTTGTGTCCGGGTGGTGGCGGCATCGCTACACTCACTGTTGGTGATGGGGCTTCCAAGTTCCGCGCGCAATTTGACAATGCCTCCACAGCACAGCAGTTATCCGACCTCATCAACAAAGACTTGCGAAGAGGTAAGAATGGTATTGTGTTCTCACCATCGTTTAGTTTTGACGATGCGGGAGGCACAGATGGCTCGGTTGTCGCGAATGTTCATCATGAGTTTATGTCATCAGCAAATGCTGACTACGGTAGCGCGCAAATCAAAATTACATCTATGCGCAGGGGTGAAGGTGGCGAAACATCAACCATCGCGATAACAGATGAAGACGGAATACAGATGTCCGGTTCGGAGTCTTGTCAAGGCACTGTTTCATCATCAACCACCGGACCAAATACAATCACATTCACCACAGGTAGCGAGTTTGCTCCGTTCGGCCTCATCAAGATTGGCACATCTATTGGCTACTACACAAGCATTGCAAGCGGTGTCATGAATGGCGTTGTCAATCTTCATGGCGACATCATGGCGGCGGCTACAAACGGTGCTATCATCCACCAACGCAAGTTTACCATTGATTATGTTGGTTCAACAACAGGTGATGAAGCGCGTCTTCGCGATTGGTGGGCTGATTACGACTTGGGTATCATTTACTTCAACAACACATACCCCTATTTCTCATGGAACGCGGTCAAGGTATCGTATGTTTATGGTGAACGATATGTTGAGAAAGCCATTGAGGACATTTGCACGAAACTTGTCGCGATGGATTTGATTCTATCCGATGACCGAAGCGTGTTGCTACCCGAAGGAACACAGAATGTGGACTTGGGTTCAAAGTATCAATTGCTCAAGGCTCAAGTGGCAGAAACCCTACCGCGCTATGTGGAGGTGATGACGCTTGAGTGAGATATTTAGCAAAGACATGCTGAAAGACATCAAGCCGGTTATCGCGAAAATGCGCGAGCAAATGATATGGTCAAGAGAAGGACGCGTTTACCTTGTCGCTTCTGCTGACGCGTATGGCTATGAAGTCAACAGTCAAGGCGACATTCTTCTCAAAGACGGTTCAAAGATGACACCTAAACACCCCGACTACAACACGATTGTGGGTAAAGCAAAGCAAGAGGCTCGCAACAGTCCGATATGGGGGGAGTTTTGATGGCTCTTGAATCCGTTGAACTCATCAAGAAATTATTCAATGAGGGTTGGAATCGTGGCAACACATCGCAAAGAAAGCCAACCATTCAAGACATCACAACCGTTGACCCCGGCGGTAAGCGTCTTGACTTGGCGCGTTCCGATGCAATTGTTCTATACGAAACAGCGCACAACGAAGAGCAACCCGAAGTGTTTTACGATTTCGTCCACACGCGTATAAATGTGACAGTGGACGCGAGAACAATGGAGGGTCGCGCTCAACTGTCAAAGATGGAAGACGAGGTTCGGCGCATCGTCCACGCGAACAGAAAAGGCGATGGGCTTAATTTTGACCGATTACTCTATAAAACAAGAACTGACCTTTCGGACAGGACGAAGCGGTTGCACCGCATGACATTTCAAGTTGAGATAGTAATATTCAGCGAACTGATAGCATAATGAAGAGGGAAAAAAGATGGCATCAACGATATACAAGGGTGATTTGGCAGAAGTGACATTCGGACACGAATGTGGAATAGTGATAGCGCATGGGTCGTTTGGCGGAGTGGATTTTTCCATCGCTACAAGCGGCGACATTTCAACGATTACATTCGCGAACGGCGCAAACGGTTTCTTCTCATCCGGTTCAAATCTGCGATACCCTGCCGGAATGCTTGTTGGTTCACAACTACGCGTTATTGGCGGAAACGCTTACGCAAGCGATGACTTTTCAACAAAAGGACACACTTACACCATTGTCGCGAACAGTGGAACAGAACTCAAAGTTTCTCCTGCTATGAAATCAACCGGCGCAAGTGCCGCAGGTGATGAGTTAATGATTGACACCATCGGAACACCAACCGTTGACACAGGAATGGCATACCACGCTAACGCTTTATCATCCGATGAAACCGTCCTTACTGACCAATTCGTTGGTCTTGCCGCAACCATCGCGTTGCCGGAAACCAAAGTGGAAATCCGCCGAAGCCATGTTGTTGGCATTGGCCGTGATGTTGTTATCCAAGAACCTCAAAGCATGAAGAACGAAGGTGGCTCTATGGAGATGATGTTCAACAGTGCGCGTTGGCTATACTACGCTCTTGGCGCGTATGTTGTTGATGAGCCTTCTGCTGTCAAAGCGACATGTTCGGGACACACTGAAAAGGACATCGCCGCAGGTGATACCTACTTTGCATTTACAGGAACAATGAGCAACAAACCCACTGTTGGTGAATACCTGCTTATTGTTGACGGCACAGCCGTTGACTTCCCTCGCGACAACCCTGCCGCCGCTTCAAAGAAATGGGGTGCTGATGGTGTTGGAACTGATATGGAAAACGCAGAACGCAATGAGATTCGCCGTGTTATCGCGATTGATGAAACATTGACCGAGCGAAGAATCCATGTTGATGAACCATTTACCTTTGACCATGCCGTTGGAAACATGACGCAAAAAGTTCTTGCTTACGATGCCGCTTCTTCAAACGGTTCTCCACATTTTGACACCGCCGCAGGAACATTCGGTGCAATCACCAACCGACAATCCCACTTAATTTATCAAGGCGCAACCGTTCCTTCGTTTACACTTGAGTCAAGCATCCGCACACGCAATACCGGCTCATTCAACGCTAACGCGTTGTCCGACAAGTCGTTGGCCGCGCCGGGAACTGCAAGTGATAGTAAACAACTTACGCGCGTTTGGCGAGGTTGCAAAGTCAAAGACTTCTCACTCGCGGCTGACGCTGATGCAGAAGTAAAACTCTCCATCAACTTTGATGCGCTTTACTGCTACACCGATACAGGTCGTCTTGAAAACAGCAACAAAGGCGACCGATACACCGCACATCGTATGTTTGAAAACATTGCAAACAGTGGTGTAAACCGAAAGATAGCAGGTATCGCACCAAACACCGAGAAACCTTACTTCTTTTACAACGGTTCAATCACTGCATTTGGTATCAATCTCGCGCAAATCACAAACTTCAACATTACAGGCAATAACAACATTGAGAACATTTTGACCGTTCGCGGTTCTTCTCTTGCAGAAGCACGAAACAGCGCAGGACAGTCGCTTGAGCAAGTGCCATTCGGCGGCTCGCGATTCCCGTCTTTGACTATTGAAAAGCAAGTTGAGTATGAATGTGCATTGACTATCATCGTTGCAGACCCACTTCTATGGCATGAATACCGAACCAACCGTTCTCACGGTAGCGACGAACCAATCACACTTTCACTTACCAAAGCGGGCGCAGGTAGCAACCGCGAAGAGGTCACAATTGTCATTGATGACTACATCATCAGCGAAGCACCGCTACCAATCCCCGAAGACAAAGGGCCAATCAAATCGGAAATCAAGATTATGCCAAAGCACATGCGCGTAATCTCACATGATGCATTCTTAGGACTGTGAGGGCAATGAAAGAACTGAACATAGCATGGGAACTTCTCAAGATGGGAGAAGACTACGGCGATGTATCAATCGCGTTAGACCAACGAGCAGAAGAAGAGCGCGCAAGAAAGGATGCCATTGAGCGACACAACGCAATGGCGCGTAAGCGATTGATGGAACAGATGCAATATCCAAACATGGCTTTACAACGAGGGGATGACCCTAAAGAGGTTGCTATGCACCATCCATCAATGAAGATGCCAAAGAAAAAGGACAAGATAAAGTTTCCAAACCTCATGACTGACAGCCCGGAACGCCTACGAGAACTTGCTCCTAACGCGAACTTGGTGGATAGCAACGCGCCGCCTGTTCCGCAGACCGACCCAAACCCTCTCGGTTTGAGTATGGATAAGTTGAAAGAGTTGCAAAGGCAGGGATAAGACATGAGAAAGAGTTTGCACCTCGGAGATGAGCGAAGAGTTCCACTTGAAGAAGTGATTGAAGAAGTCGTTGAAGAAGAAATCTTCAATCCCGAAGCCGCGAAAGCGGATGATAACCCATTCCCCGAAGAAGAAGTGGTTGAGGAAACCACACCTCTTGAAGAAGAAGGACCCACAGATTACGATTCCATGACCGTTGAAGAATTGCGCGCGCTTTGCCGAGCGCGAGGATTGCCGGTTGCAGGAAAGAAGGCGGATTTAGTTGCCCGTCTATTGGACGCGGATGCCCCCTCGGAAGAGGCTGTTGAAGTGGCCGAAGATGCCCCCTCGGAAGAGGCAGTATCAAGCGACGAAACAGGAAGTGTAAGTAATGAATCCGAACCAAACGAAACAACCGACGCAGTTGGTTGACAGCGCAGTAAGCCTACTTGTAAAAACGAGTGCAATTGAACATATGATACGAGCAGACCCCGACAACCCGGACATCGGGTTGAAGATATGGGTTCGCGAGTTATCCTTTATGCAGATGCAAAACGCACTCAAGACATTCGTAAACATTGGCACTGACGGTTCTATTGACATTGACCTCGCCTCCTATTGGAAGCACATGTTCGCGGAGTGTATTGAAAAGACCGAGCCGCGCATCACTCCAACACAGATGATGCAACTTAACCCATTCGTAGCCGGACAGATTACCGCGCTACTCCCACAGCCACAGGATTTGATTTCAACCCCTTTGAGCGATGGGGCAGACGAATAGATGAAGTCTATTCGTTCATGAACGCCCCCAATCAGCAAGAACAGGTTGACATTGAAATGATAATGAACGCGTCCGCATACTTCGTAGCAAAGCACTATGGTCTAAGCATGGGTCAAGTGTGGGCTATGGACGCAAAAGAGTTTCAAGAATCGTTCGCGTTTGCAAGCGCGGCTGAACGCCTAAAGGCAGAAGAGATGGAGAAGATGAAGAAAGAATCTAAGGGCAAGATGCGCGTAGCGGGAACAGACGCGGCACAACCGATGCCATTTAGCGAATGAGGGATAACAGATGGCTGACGCAGTGAGAGCAACAGTGGCCGATTTAGACGGCCTTGTTGCTGTCATGAAAGAACTTGGTCTTGTCACCAAAAATCAAGAGAAGAGCGATGGTATCTTTGAGAAAAGGCGACGCAGTATCAAGAAGACATTTGAGAAGAGTCCGTTTGGTAAAGCGACAAAAAGCCTCAAAGGGTATTTCAAATCATTCAAGCAACTCGGAGAATACACCGTTAAAGCGCGTAGCGTAGGTGATGAGAAATTAGCACAGATGGAAGAAGAGATGACGGGATTGACAAAACTCACCGCTACAATGGTGTTTCACACAGGCATAGCGAAGATAATGAACAAGGTTGCAGGAAAAACCAACAACATCTTTGCAAGGTTGCTAATGAGCATTCTCTCACTCGTTTCAATTTTCGCGATGGTAGCGTTTGCTTTCGGTATATTGCTGTTAGCGTTTCAAGGGGCTGATAGCCCGATATTAGACCTAACAGACGGTTTGTTTGGTATAGACCAAGCCGCGCAGGGTGTAATCATGGCGTTTACAGGTGAAGGCGAAGGTGGTTTGATGGGTGCTATCAATGTCGTCGCGGCGGCTATGGCTGTCGCAGGAGTGACTTATTTGGCGTTTGGAGGCACAGTAGCGTTGATAGCGGGCGGTGCATTGCTGATAGTCGGAACATTCCAACTGATGAAAAAACAGTTTGATGACAACATCGCCGCTTTTGCGGCGGCAACTGTTGTGACATTGGTGTTGGTAGCCGCGTTTATCAAGTGGAAGTTTGCCGCGCTTGCGGCAAAAACCGTGACATTAGGTGCAGTGAAAGCCACTGTTGGTAGTTTGCTACTCGGAGTTGCCATCATTGTTGGCGGTCTAACAATGCTGTATTTATTCGCGACAGGCAAGGTTAGCGGTTGGGTTGGTTGGGCTGTTGCTCTCTTAGGTGCAGGTGCTATCGCCGCAGGTTTGGCTATTTTCTTGGGTCTTACTTGGCCGGTTGCTCTTATCATCGCGGCTATTGCTCTTGTTGTTGCCATCGTATATCGGTATTGGGATGAGATTTACGCGTTCTTCAAACCTGCAATAGATGTCATTATTATCGCGGCTAAAGCAGTATATGCCGCATTTTTGGTTGCTGTTGATGTTGCGGCGGCTATCGTGATGGGTGTTGTGAAAGCGGTTTGGTTTGTCATCAGTGGCATTTTCAAAGCATTCGTGTTTACATTCAAACTGCTTTGGAAGGTTGTTTGGGGAGTCATTCAGTTGGGTGTCAAACTCGTTATTGGCATATTCAAAATCCTTTCTTGGCCTTTCGTTCAAGCATTCAAGGGTATCAAGTGGTTCTTTGGTTGGCTAATGGGAATGCCGGGTAAAATCAAGGACGCGTTTATTGGTGGTGTTAAGGCACTCGTCAACGCGATTGCGGGTATATGGAACAAGACGGCAGGTAAATTGCAATTTGATATACCCGATTGGGTCCCTAAAATTGGTGGTGGCAGATTCGGCATACCAAAGATACCGTTGCTCGCAAAGGGTGGTATTGTTAATTCACCAACGCTTGCAGTGGTTGGTGAGGATGGACCGGAAGCGGTAGTGCCGTTAACAAAGAAAAACAATCCACAAGGTATCGGTTTGGGTGGCGGCAACGGACCAATCACGCTTAACATCAATGTAGGCGGAGTGACAGACAGAACCGACAAGCGCGCACTTGCTCGCGAAATTGGTGATGCTATCCGCGATGAGATGTTCCGTTCGGGTCGTTCAATGGGAACAAGGAGAGGTGCATTGTAATGCCAAAGATACGCCTTGTGAGAAAGGACGGTGGGTTGCTGACCCTTGACGCAACATCGTTTAGCATATCCATGAACCGTTCTGTGCCTGTAATTCCTATTCCTGTTCTTGCTGAAAGAATGGGTATTGATACGAACACTGTCGCGACAGACATACAGATTGACTGTATTTTGGTTGATGATGATTGCGCGGCTACGGAGTTTTTGAGTAGGGCGGCATCTTGCACGATTGACTTTGGTGCAGGTGCAGATACGAGCGCAGGGCAAACACAGCAATGGTTCGGGGGCAGTGTTGCACTGTCGGACTTGAACGGTAAATCGTTCAACATATCATCGCTGTATCAGTCTTCAAGTCGCATCATTCCCCCTATTCGCGTTTTGTTTGATACTTCAACAGCAAGTCATTCATCGTCCGGTGGAGGTTCTAATCCAACAACCACTGTCGGTATTCAAGGTATCACCACTGCCGCGCAGTTAGCATCAACCATCAAGACGGCTCTTGACGCATCCGATTACTCACCAACGCAAGTTGCGACATCGGGCGCGACAACATTCGCGAGTGTATTCTCCACATCAGTCGGGGCAGGTAAACTGTCTGCAACCGGCAACTCAAAACTCACCATTACGCAGGTTGAATTGGGTGGCAACGGCAACAACGCAACGCCGATATTTTGGACTGATGCAGACAATGAAGACTTGTCAAAACCCTTCCACACATCGTTCAAAGGTGGTAGCGCGCACGATTGCAGAAGCGCAGGGGATAAGTTGCAAGACCTCATCGGGTATGTTGGTAATGCTTCTTTGATGGGCGCAGTTGGGAGCGTGTTTGATGTGTTTGGTAGCGAAGCCGGTGGAGAAGCCGGTGGGTTTGACATGACAGGAGAACTCTCAACCATTAGCGGAGATTTGGGAACTGACTACATTGTAGGCATACAAATCCCCTTTAATTCCTTGATACAGAAAACAGCCGTAAATGCTGACGAGAATAGTTATGTTACGCGCAATCTGCTTATTGTTTCCGGTTTGAATAGCGCGGAAGCCCAATCATCAAAGGGCAACACATTACCTTCCGGTGTGGTATTTGATGTGAGCGATAAGTTCACAGGCATACGCGGGACGGTAGTGGGAATGAGTTTTTCCTACGATGCAGGAAACAACATTTACGAGGGAAGCCTAACATTCCAACCTCTTGATTTCATGGTGGGATTGTAATGTCAATGTTCGGCAAGACAAGTCATGCGCTATACTTCAACGGAGTTAGCGATAGCGTTGTCTGCCCTCAAGGTGGGTTCACCCAAACAGGACACAAACTGATTGACGGTAGTGGTAATGTCGCAAGAACTTCCGCGCATGTTGTAAATGACGGGGACGCGTTGCAACACGCGTTCTCCAAGAACCAAGCCCTCACTTCATTCACTATTGAAGCATGGGTGTCGCCGGATTGCGGAGGAATTATTGCAACGAAAGAAGGCTCATTTACTTTGAGAATGGGTAGCGTAGGCGCACCTGCACCTGCTTCGTTTGAAGTTGTGTTGGACAACGGCGTATCAGTTGCCGCACACTCAAAGCACAATTACCCAACAAATGCAGAATCGTTTATCGCGAACAATAACGGGGTAAGCACCGCGCAAAGAGAACTGTATCATATGTGCGGAGTCTTCACAGGAGAGCAAGTCAAACTCTATGTCAATGGAGAAGTCATGGCAACTGAAAAGTTGAACGGTAAATACCGAACCAAAATCAATGACCAAGATTTGTATATCGGTGGTCAAGGTGGAGAATATCGTGGCTACATTGAATCCGTTCATTGGCAACGCGGTCCTAAATCAACCGACCTCAAACCTATTGCGTTCATGAAAGGGTCATCAACAATTGGTCTTTGGAGATTTGAAGAGCCGGTTGAGATTGACGACAATGTTTACCACATCAAATCAAACGCGTTAGCGGGTGCTACCACACTCACACTTGACACCACGCAAGTGCAAACGCTTTACCGTTCCATCAGTGGCAAAAGCGACACATTCACCGGCACATACACTCCCGAAAGTCTTGGCAACTATCGCGTTATGAACTCAACACAAAACACAGTTGTTGATGTCGCGCATAGTCAAATCAATCTTCTCATCAATCCAACCGGAACTGACATCAACACAACGCTACCAAACAGCAAACCACCCGAAAGAGTAAGGTTGTTGAGCATTCAATCAACAGGCACTATCACGGTATCAAGCACACACCTTGATTTCAACACAACTCCAACGAACGGGTTGCGAGGTATCTTACATGCGCGCACAGCCTATCATGTAGGCAACAACTTGGCTCACGATAGCACTATTGTCGTGATTCGTTCCGATTTGTTGATTGACAGCCAAAGCGGTAAACCGTATCAAATGCAAGGTATGGGAACACAAGCGATTGACAGAAACGGTTCTATGGTTGTTGACGAAAGCGGAAATGATTTTCATGGATTCGTCTATTCAAGGCGTTGCTCAATCAACGAAGGCGGAAACCCATTTACTGTTTCTGCCGCAAATTGGACTGTTGACGACAGGTTTCAAATCGGACACAACGGGCGACACAGATACAATCACACCGAAGGTCATTCTTTTTTGAGAATGTTGCCTCCTACATCAAAAGAAGTGATTGAGCGAACGATTGACGGTGTTGCCGATTCAATGAGAGCGACATTCCCTGCCGCGCATATCGGCATCAAAGAACAGTTGCCAATCAACTCTCGCGTATCAATGTCCTATACAGCCTTCACAGGTTCTATTCGCAGAATCAAAACAGACGCAACAACAACGCATGTTGTCCTCAATGGTATGAGAACACACGCGTTAAACAAAGACGGCGTTCTTGCGATAGGTGTTGATGACATACGACCATTTCTTCTCAAAGGGTTTGGGGTTGACAATGTGGATGACGATAGCACCACTCACAAAATGCACTTATTGCCCGAAGACAAATCCCGTATTGCCATTATGGAGGTATCGGGAATATCATCGCTACCGTATGTTGAGATTCACTACAACGCGATTGATTTGACAGGCTCAAAAATGGGTGTCAACAAACCATGTCTGTTGGTTGAAAAGACTGTGCCAAGTGCAAACACAAGCATTGACGGTGATACAGTCGCCGGACACATTGCAACTGCGGTAGGTGCAACAATTCATTCTGCCGGTGGTATTGTTTCAATCAGCAAAGACAGCGTTGGTGATGCGCATACGGTAATGAACCCGCACCGTTTAATTGGTGATAACACAGGTGGCACAGAAAAAGAGATTGAAATGGACGAGTCGCGATTACCTGCTGTTTACACACCTACTAATGCAGAAGACTTGCCTCAATCAGCACCAATTGCTATTCCTTCATCAAACGAAGAAACCTCCCACCCTTCTGTTTATCATCGGCTTATTCTTTACCCGAACGGAAGAGCGCAAAGCGACCCTCCTATCAATGAAGCACCCGCGCATTATCAAGAACAAGTGCAATTTGCATCTCAACAAGGCGCGGCATTTGAAGTATTTGATGTGATTGACAATTACCAACTCAATAACGAACATCACATTATCATTCAACCTGCACAAAAAAATCGCTCAATGCAGTTATCAAGAACTGTTGGCGCAAGCGATGACCCTAATGACCATACCTTCGCAAGCCTTGAGTTTATTCAAGGTCAAGGAAGAGTCAACTCATTCCAAGTTGTTGAGAAGAAAGGTAGTCGCGAAGTTGTGTTAAGAGCGCGCGGACTGATGGCAGATGTCGCAGACCAAAGCGCGACATACACAGGTGATGCATCACCGGATTCTCACGGTGTCAAAGAAATTATGCCGGGCGCGCCTGTTGTAGCAATCACGCTTGGTGGTGCGGGTCAAGGCGCAATCAACACAAAGCCATCTTGGGACCCATCTTCCTTATCTCGCGTTGGTTGGAACACAAGAAGAGCGTGTGGCGCAATCATCACTGCCACACAAAACACCTCAACAGGCTCATTGGATTGGCCGTTTGTCAAAACAGCAACAATAACCGTTGCTCCTCTTAACAACGAATCACCCAATCTTGGAAGTTGGGGAACATACTGCTTCCCGCCGGTTGGTAAAATCTATCTTGACAATGGGGCTTGTGCGCATTACATATCACGAACAGGAACAGATTTCACATTTGATTTAGAAGCAAACGCATATGCGTTAAAATACGGAAGAGAAGGTGTATTTCTTAACGCGAATGGCACAACAGCCGATTCGTTTCACGCATGGAAATTAGCCAACACTATCAAACCCGGAACTCAAATCCTTGTTGATGACAAGTTTGACGAACAAAGCATATGCGCTGATGGCACAACTGTAAACGACAGATTGTTTCAATCGTTGGGAACAATATCGCACGATTACCAACTCGGCACTCAATACGCTTCAACTCGCGCGCTTGTTGAAATACCAATCTTCCCCAATCAATTTTTTGAAAATCGCGAAGCGGGGATATTCCCCGGACCCGATAACAGCATGAAGTTGCATCTTGATGCGACCATGACCGCGCATACTTGGTGTCCTTCACCTGTTGGGCGAAGAAGTCAAAATCGCAACGCAAGAGATGACGAGATATTTGGACCGTATTACGAACGCAATTACAATGACGAACCTATCCGCGTTGAGGTAGCCAAAGTCTATCAACAAACAGTCAGTGGCAGTATCGGTTATTTTGCTCGGTTGATACCAACACACATGACAAGAGTGCCACACAGTAGCCTCACAGCAAGTGGTAGCGTAAGAGGTATGAACGGTCAAAATTGGTTAAGAAAAGTCTATCTTGAAAATGGTGAATGGTGCTATTATGTCATCAACGATGCTTCACCAAGAAACGACACCACCAATAGCAGAATTGAATTGTTGACATTCGCGACACACCACAGCGAGAACTTCTTTCAAGACATTCAAGCAGGTTCAGTTTTAACAATCGGGCAATTACCTTACAAGGTCTTCAAACCTCTTGCAAGTGATACCTCGCAGAATACAAAAACTTCTGCTAATGAATACAGAAGGCCATACTACTACGACCGCGCAAACATGCAGACACAGGGAGGAAACTTGGACTATGGTTTGCGACAGTATGTGAGTGCAATTGAGTTCAAAGCAGGGCCATTATCCAACCCTCACCTTCCCCGTATTGAAACAGGTGTCGCGCAAATCAAAGTGTTAAGTGTTGTAGCAGTAGGACCGCCCACAGTTGTTGAGTTTGAGAACTTCAAAGGAGTCCTACCAAAAGGAGAATTACCAACCAATTACTTCTATTCCTACATCAACCTCGCGAACGGAGATGTAGGAACAATTGTTTACCAATCATCAACAGAAGAAACACAAGTCAGCATTGTTCATGGTGGAACTGCGCCTGTTGCGGGCGACATCATTGAGATAACCGGAATAACCTCAAGCACTGAATACCCTCAAACCATTCAAGACGGTTGCTTAAACGCGACATGGAATTATCCGTTTTGTCCGGGTGGATTGCGCTATGGTGATACAATTTGGATGAACATGCACTACACAAACCCTCACGCCATAGAAGGGTTGTTCGCCAAGTCGCGAGGCGTATTGAATGAACACGATGTATGGAACGGGTTTAACGGTGGTAAAGGTGAGTTGGCAACACAAGCGCGAGATTCATTACCGATTGAAAACTTCTTAATTGGTAATACCTGCATTGAAACTGCGCGTAATTTTGTTCAGCATGTCAACAAAACCATTGAGTTAAATTGGACTGAACTCGGACATTCAACAAACCCTCCCGTTGTCGCATATCTTGACCCTTACCTAAGCACCGAACAGCATTCTCGCGTTTTACTTTACGATGTTGCACACGACCGTGAGTTTATCGCATTCCATGATTTACACATGCAAGTTCAATCAAGCGCGGCAACTCCAATTATCAATGAACTTGATGTGGCCGCAGGATTCGCAACTCAAAGAAAGGACAAAAACCCTGCTCGCGGCTCTCCAATTACTCAAACAATCAATTCAGTCAGTTATGGATTTGAGGTCATGCAAGGACATTCTCAATTTATTGAGGGTGCATACGCACACGCTTCTTGGTATTTGATGGACTACGGCTACCAAACCGCATCAACAGGTCAATTTTCTAAGGCCAATCGTCAAACTCCACACATTGTTAAAACGACTTCTCTTATCAATTCAAAAGAACATGACCGGCTTGAACCATCGGTGTTAGATAACGCGCAAGCACAACTCCGACATGCAGAAAACATGCTACACAATGATTCTGCAAAGATACGCGCAAATGCTTCGGATGCTTACAAGTTCACATCACGCTTCTTTGATACCCCGGACGGAACGCGAGTCATACCTGCGTTCCTTTGCATGAAGGGTAATCGCAGTAGCAACATAACCTCAATCAATAGCAACAATGAAAGCGCGAGATTGCAGAACTTACCTCATTGGTATGCGATGGATTTCACAAGAAGACTTACAGTTGATTTTGGAGAAGTAGGAATACGCGATGGTGTCACAGACATAGAAGCCGCCGCAAAAGAGATTGTTCGCCTTATCAATCAAGCGGGTGCAAAGAATGGTAAGAGTAGCCAAAGGCGACCCTCCGACCAATACCCCGGCGAAGGAGAACGATTTGACATTAACAGGCGCGCAGTATCAGCAAGTGGTGAAAATACATTTGAACCAAGCGACCCAACATCAGCGCACCATCATGCAGACTTTGCAACCACAGGTAGCACACATGACCCTGCTCCGTTTTGGGATGACAGCGCATTTACATCATACGATAGAGGTTCGCACATGGGCTATCTTCGCGCTCATATAGGTCGCGTTGTTGAAGACATTGACGGCAACGAAGGTTTCTCAATCATTATTCACAGCACCGTTCCCGGTGCGACAGGTCGCAATTTTTGCGTGTGGATGGATAATAGCAAAGGCCAAACAGAATACAAACCGCAATACCTTATTGGTCATGGTGGTCATTTCCGCAACTTCTTTTGCTCACAGCCCGAAATATCCGGCGAAAACATGCACCCCGCGCCTATGCCAATTGACAAAAACGGGAAACCTTTTGCTCCTATCACTACGCTACGACAACACTTACCCATTGATGAAGCACATGGGGACGCGAAAAACTCACAGAATCTTGGTAGCGATGAAGAACTGAATACAAACACTGCGCCAACCCTCAACGATGAAGGAGGGTCAACTCCAAACAGTGAAGCAACCACAGGTCGCAACTCAAACACAATCAACATGGAGTCGTTTGAAGATGAAGGACAGAAGTATGCTGTTCGCGAAGGTTTGACAAGAGGCACTACTGCGTCCGCAAGAGTCAATTTTGGTGGTATTGTCGCCGCAGGTATTCCGGGTTTTTGTGGCGACGCGGGTAAGTGGGGCTTCGGTGAAAACGCTGATGCTGAAAACCGATTCCGCAACATTTACGGACAAAATGTTCCAACTACGCACAATGGTTATTCGGTGTATTCTTCTTATGTTCCAAGCAACGAAATTGATGGTGATAATCTTGGTGTAGGCACAGACCTATACGGGCTAAAACTCACAGACCATCTTGGTAAAAATCACATTATTCGCTATGTGTATCGCCAAAACGATGTTGAATACACTCACAAAAATACAGCAATTCCTCCAACTGCTGATGAAGAAATCGTCATTCATTTTGATGACCGCGATGTATCACAAGGAGGTTTTACTATTGGTAGCCGAATGTGGGGTTATGGCGCAAGCGGCACACCTGTTGAAGAGTTGCAACCAACATCTTCAAGCCAAAAGAAAGTGTGGCGAGGCAACACATTCCGAGGCGTTTACGCTCCAAACAGCGCGTATTCGGTCACTGTATCACCAAAGACTGTTCTCAAAACAGGTAGCCTTAGCGGAACAGGTCATGCATTTACGGCAGGAACAAGCGGCTACGCGGCGGCTACAACATACAATGTTATCATGCAATCTCGGATAGGCGGTGCGGCGGGTAGCGGAGGGCAAATCCAAGTGACAGTAAACGGTTCGGGACAGGTCACAGGCATTTCAGCACTAACAACAGCCGGAACAGGATATGCTGTCGGTGATGTATTGATTATTGATGGCGGTTCGCGAGATGCAACAATTACCGTTGCAAGCGTTACGGCATCAGCCAATTACGCGCACCCTTCAACTTTGATATTGAACGAAGCAGTAGGATGCGGTATTGATAACACCGGAATATGGCACAACCTTCCCAATGTGGACGATGTTCTTGGTTGGTTGGGCTTCCCCGATAGCGGTTTGATTTGGGTTGCGATTGATGATGGGAACAATACATCAGCCACAGTTCACGCCGGACCTGCGGGGTTGGTGTATCGCTACGAAGGTAGGACACATAACAGCAAAACGGGAACTCACGCGTTCTTTGGATTAACAGGTCCGGGCGCAGACGATTTAGACACATTCTTCAATGTCAATACTCAAGGTCCTCTTTCAACTGCTGACGCAAAAAACCCTGTTACCATCAGCCCATTCCTCAATCAAACAACCCTCATCACCGATGAATTGATGGCGGCGGCAACGGCGGCGGCATTTGATTTTGAAGGCGAAGACGGAGAAGTGATGTATTTTGATTGTAGCAAAATGTTCACTCCCGATGGACGAACATACGCAGATTGGATGGGTGAGAAGGCACAAACTGCTATTGCTATCAAAGCGTTTAATCCAAAGAAAAACATACTTCCTCTCAAGGATTTGTTCAGTATTGAGTTGAGTAGGGATTATGGCATTTTATCATCATCAGCAGAAACCTCCGCATCAGCAAGCGGTGTTTCGGGCGCGGGAGCAAACCCGCACATGGGTGGTTTAACGCGACAAGAAATAAACGAAGGAGTGATGTTTGATGCCGGGTATCTGCCCGAAACATTGCTCAACATTACAACGCGTTATCGCGGACACAATGCGAATACCGCCACTCCGGTCATTGTTGATTCCAACAACAACCCAATCAATGTAAACAATTGGAGAAAGCATTTGCGCGGAGATTATCATACTCGTTATCGTGGCGACCACATCACACCTACATTCAACAACATGCCGATTAAATTGGTTGAGGCTTCTCGCGGAGGCATAGAGTTTGCTACATCAGCCGGTGGCGGAGGTCAAAATTGGAACGAAGAGGAAGCATATGAAACGCACACACTCATAGGTAGTGGTAGCGGTGCGCGACACGGTTTGTATTTTGATTGGCGAGGTGCAAGGCTTGCGAAGGACTTTGTTCGCAAAGGGGCAGGTTATGAAACAGGAGATACTTACGCGCTTTATGGTTATGAAACGCGCGTAGGCGAAGGAGCAATCACAAAAGGTGTCTTCAACGGCGATGGTTTGGATTATGTCAATTCCGGCGGTCTGCAAGGAGGTGGTTTTACAATCACAAACGGAGGGACAGGCTACAATCAATCCGGTTTTTATGATGTTGAAGCAATTACAGGCAACGGTGTTGGAGGTAAAGTCAATATCACCGTTAGCGGAAGCAATGTTATTCTCTCAATTCCCAATGTTCATCATTTTGAAACAGGCGCGGGTTATGCTGTTGGAGATACATTCAAAGTTCTCGCGGGTAATCTTGACAGCATTATTACCATCACTGCTGTTTCCGGCATCAATTACAATCCCGGTCCTTTGTCTGTCACAGGAACAGGCGCGGCAGATATTCAATTGCAAGTCAATGCATTTGGTAAACCAATTGGGTTTGCAGGATTTGTCAACGCGGGAACGGGATATTCTGTCGGTGATACATTTTTGATTACAGGCACAGGAGCAACCAACAACGCGGTCTTTACAGTCACAGAAGTTTCGGGAGGTATGGGGACAGGTTACGCGTCCTCAACAACATACAACCTACAAGTGGGGGGTGTGACTAAAGGACAAGCCCGACTAAAAGTTGACAGCGCGGGAGTTATAGAGGGCATTGAAGCGTTTGTTCAACCGCTTGAATACGGATTGACTTACTCACAAGCATTAGATGTTGTTGGTTCGCCGGGTTCGGGAGGTAAAATACAGATTGCAGTTCCGTTTTCGGCAAACTTCACAGTCGGTGTAGTTTCACCGATTGATAGATACGAAGACCAAGATTACAGATGGGGCGCAGACGGGAGTTATCTTCTTGGGCCTGTTGGTCGCCATCGCGCTTTTGCTACAAACAACCTTGACCCGACATCATCACCGAATTACAACCCTGCCGGAGTTCAGCAATTTGGTCGCGAGTTTGCATGGACTGAACCAACAAAGTTGTTTTTGACAGAACAATTCTCGGTTCTCGTTTATCCAATAGGCGATAAATACATGTTCTTGGGAGCAGATACAACCGAAGGTATTGAACAGATTTGGAGGTTGCAATTGGAGAAATCGTATCAAGTCGGTTTAGGTTCTCGCGTTCAAAATGTTGAGGGTATTGATGGTCGCACACTGCGTCTATTTGGACAACGCTACAAAGATACAACCAATCGGATTGCGGGTATTCGGTTAGACGGAAGCAAAAATGGCGAACCATTGACTTATTTCCGTGGTGCGCATGACAGTGCAGACCACAGCATACCGCTATACTTTGGTGGAGGGTTTAGCGGTGTTACGCTTGACATCAACGATGGTAGCAAAACAGACTACACCGAGCATAACGAACACCCTTACGCAAGCGGACCAACAGGTAGCGCGGGTATGCAAGACATTGGTGAAAAAATGGGAGCATACGCGTTGCTTGACACAACAGCAATGATGGCAATGTTCCCCGGAACTCCGTTGTGCGACCAAATGCATGGAAGCACAATACCTCCGTTTGCTAATCAAGATGCAATACTTTCAACCGATATGGACGCAGGAGCAAACTCTCATACCATACCAAACTCAATGACTTACACCGATGTCAAAATTACGCAACCTGCGCCAATTGTTCTTCGCTTTGCTCATCCATACGCGCGATACACAGACAGCAACAACAGCGTTGCATACATTATCTTTGGTCCGGGTCAAGCCGCACCTAAACATTGGAAAGGTGAAAGTCAATCAATGACCACATCGGTTGAGCCGTCCGGTAAATGGACTGTTGCCGCGAAGCATTACATGACGCAAAATGGAGCGTCTAACACATTTAACTTACTTACCGAAAGCGGTCTTGGATTACCAAACGAATTGAGCAATACAACCCTTAACGGAGGCACAGACCAATTCTTACCAAGAACCACAGCATACAACACAAGAGATGTTGGAGCGCACAAACTGTTTACGCATTGGGAAACCCCACTTGGTTCACCAAACACCAACTTCAATCAAGCATCATCGCTACATTCTCTCTATGTTTCTAACCACTTTGGTGATGCATCAACACTTGATACAGCCGCTACAATTTACGCGCACCCATATTCTCACTACCGAATCCAACCAAGATTTGTAAACAACGCTTATTCTATTTCTCTTGCGTCAAAACAAAGCGTCGCGCAATTTCATCTTGATGGTGGTTATTCTCCCGGTGGTTCTTGGTTTGATGACACCATTCGTAAGAATCCGCCACACCCAATTACAAGCGCAATCATTCAACAATCACAAACAGCAACGGTCAACGGGGTTGTCATCACGACAGGACTCAACGCGACTATGTTCCGAGTTGGTTCGCAAGTAGCAACAGGTTATGACAAAGATGTTGATGAGGCAAATCCACCGACTGATACATTTCTCATTGACGCAACGCGCTGTCAAAACAGCGAAGAGTTGGGTGCTGTAATCGCGGCGGCTATCAACACATGGCCCGGTCCTGCAAACCTCAAAGCGATTGGTGGTTCATTCTTGCCATCGTTCCAAGATGCGCAACGCCAAGACAAATACGGTTGGGTTGATTGTTTGGCACTCAATGCTTACGATGGCACACACGGCATTATTACTGCGTCTAACACATTACCCGACACCCTACCGGACAGTGGTTGGATTCGCGTTAGCAACAAAGTTGGAGGTGGAACTGATGTCTTTTACGCTCATTACTCAAACAGAACATCAACACAATTTATTCTTGGTCCAAACTACCGAAGCAACCAAAATGTGCTTGAAGACCCAACAAAAAGCACATCATCCGGTGGTGCGCAATATGGCGTTGTTTCTTCACTTACACCTTCGGGTCATCGCATCTATGTTTGGTCTAAAACCGGAAATCTAAGATGGGATAACGGGGCGCAAGAATCACTTATTGGTAGCCGAAACACAGGTGCAACTGCGGCAGACGCACCAACAAATAGCGCATACGACCACTTTGCGGCAACTCAAGTTCACTTTTCGGGAGTAGTTGATGCAGTTGATAGAACGCGAGCAGTAGGCGCAGTGGGTTGGCATGGTGAGCGTTATTCCTATCTCAACAGTCTTACAGTTGATGGCAAGATAGCGGCAGGTCTTGGTGCTTGGCTACCCGCGTCCGGTTTCAATCCATACGGGCCATCGCAAACATGCCACACAATCAACACAATCAAACACTCAATTACAGCATCAGTGAACGAAATATCAAATTACAATGTTGTATTCAGCATTGACTCACACCCCGCAACATCGGGAACACACCAACGACATTATGTTGCAATCTCATACGAGGGCGACCTACCTATTATTGCTAAAGCCGCGCGAAACGGACAGTCCACTTGTGGAGATATGTTGCAAATGAAGTGGCGTGATACAGGCACAGGCACAGCAACAATGGGAGGCACAGTTGTTGCGTATCACAATGAGCGTTTCAACAATGACCGATACAGTGCTGAATCAAACGCAGGGCCACATGTTGAAGCATTCTATGATAGTCAAACGCGTAATCCACTTGACCCCGATGCCGCTATGCAATCCGGCGCATCAACTCAAGCAACACTATTCCAAATGGACGCGTGTTTGTTCCCAACAGGCGACCTTTTCTTCAACAGCGATTACAACCCCGGAGTCAAAAATTGGTCCGAAGGAACCGAAACCGAACATCTATTTGATAACGAAGACGCAATCAGCAGGTCAAAAGGATTTACCGATTACGGAAACCACCTTGACAACATTATGACATACGGTAAAACACGCTACGCAGGACGCAATTTCTTTGTTGAGCATGTTGTTTGGAAAAGAATGAGTGGAGGCAACATTACGCTACCCGCACCAAATGCTCGCGGTCTTGGTTCTGTGCCGTGGCAGATGCACAAAGTTGGTGGCAATTATGTCAAGTTTGGTGAGAAAATCTATGGCAACACGCGATTCTCATTTGAAACAACAAACAATTCTATGTTCCCAATTATTCAAGCGCAAGAATTAGCGCACCCATCGTTGGCTGAACAATTCCCGTATGAAATACGCAACGCTCTTGCCATACCAAACGAAGAGTTGCAGTTTGAACAAATGACTGTTGTTGACGATACAGGGCAAGAGCATACCCTTGCGGGAGGTTCACCGCTTGGTATTGTTGTTCGCGACTTTAGCAAAATACAAGACCGCGCAACAGAAGGACTTGCACCTGCTCTTGCAGGTTCGGGTGTTGAACCGAACATGAAGATTCAATTGCCAAACCATGACGGCATTCCTTCAAACATTCTTGTTCGTAGCGGATATGACAGATTGCAAGCATACCAACACGAAACAATCGGTGATGGTGGACTACAACACCCATCGCAACCAAGCGCGTCTGTAAGCACTGCATTTGCAAGCGATGGCAAAACACCAACAACAGCCCCGTATTGGGAACAGTTGGGTTATGAACACATTGACCCTCACCCTAACCTCTTCCCCGACAGCACCAACAAACTCAACGATGATGATATTCTCAAAACCTCATATGAGCCTCATGACCGCGCGTTGTATTTCCATATTACAAAGATGGGCTACTCATACACAGAACGCGAACCGCTTGGTATCGTCAATGGTGTAATGACACACAACCCTTTGACTGTTGCTGAAATAGGAAGCAATTTTATTGCTACTAACGAAGACATTGAATCCTTCATATGGCAACAAAACCCTACTCGCGATGGACGATACTTCTTATCAATTAACGGAACAATTGCTACATTTACAGGATTGCAAGATGCAAGCGGGGGAGGGGGTTCACCAAAGAGAAGGTTTAGCGGAGTTGTGTTCGCACCGGACTTTACAGCCAAAGCCGATGATACCATCAAGCCATCGTATTACATTCCCGCAGGAACAACAAGGCACTTTGCGGCTCGCAGATTGCGCGACCACGCAGAAGTAAGTGGCAACAGCCCGGACAAACCGCTTACCAATTGGGCGAGCGTAGGAGCAGGTGTCAGCCCCGCTACTGTTGTTCGTAGTGCTAACAAACTCACACCAATGCCTTTGCCGCGCATGGGACATCATTATGTCACGCCAACGATGGCAACCATGCCGGGTCATTTGGCTCACCCTGTTTATCAAACACAAGGACAGAAATCCTTTGCTTGTTCTGCCGCAACAATTTCTTCCGAAGCAGAAGAAGGATATGCCAATGTAAAAGAGCATCGCGATACGCTTGTTTGGTTCTCCGGCACAACTGCACCATCTCCACCAAGCGATGTTCACGGCGATGGATTTACCTTGATGACCGAAACCAAAATCCGATTTGACGGTTATGGCATTGCAGATGACAGCGCGGCTTGCAATGCGGCAGGAGGACACAGAATTACTCTTGAGAAGGGAACGAATTACAATACATCGTGGAACTTCCCCGACCCAATGGAAGTAGGTGCATATCAAATTGTTATTCAGCCCAACTTGTTCAGTCAGCAAGTCATGGGTAACAATGCAAACACAGTGTTTGGTTCAACAAACGCGCCTGTCAATGCGTCGGGTGTAGCGCAAACAACAAAGCCACTGCTAACCGACCAACTTGTAGCGACGGTTGTATCACTCCAATGGAACACCGACAGATTTGACCTCATTCTTTCGGAAGCAACAATGGCTGATGTGCGCGGTTGCGAAATCTATCTCAACGAAATTATGTTTGATATTGACCCATCATCGCGCGAACAATTTACCAACATACCTATGCTTGGTTTGCAAAATCCGTTTGGTATCAATGCGTCATCATCCGGCGCATTTACTCGCCGTTCACTACCTTATCACCCTAACATGTTCCGACGCGCTACTCCTGCTCGCACAATCACAGTTCCGTGGTGGGCTGTTGCTTACGCAACTCCCGGTGGTGGTTATCCGGTTATGTCAAACGGAGGTTGGGGAATGACTGAACATTACCATCCCGACGACTATTACCATTTTTGCCGTTCAACACTTGGCGGAGTTGGCTGTCAATTGACAATGACCGGCTATCCTTCTCATTACCTTGATGTTTATACCGAGTATCTTGTGTCGCTAACACCGACATGTATTATCAAGCGTCTTGACAATGGTTCAAACCCTACAACGCGCAAAATCTATGTTGACAACAACGCTTTGTTCCCTCTTGTCGGTCAAGACTACAAGAACCATAAGTTAGCAATTGAAGGCACAGACGGAGTAGTTTACAATTTACCATATCAATATCGCGGATATTCAAGCAACCCAACAGCAGGTAGCAACACAACAGTGTTTGAGGGCGTGTCAGCCTCCGCGTATGTTTGGGGTAAAATTGCAGAAGGTGCTACGGTTCGCTTAACCGGACCATCGGCTACGCTTAACGCAGGAGAAGTTTACACAAACTCCGAAGAAAGCGTAGCCACAAGAAACCTACCTCAACTTCTAACAGGAACGCGCGATACCAATTCTGCTAATCCTGCGGACGCGTATTTGTGTCTATGGCATTACAATCTTGGTCGCCCAATGACATGGTTTTCGGATTCCGTAGCAAATAGAGCGAGTCCAAACGACCCTGCTTACAACCACGCGGCTCACAACCACTTGCCGGAACACTTTGAAACAGTCCACTACCATGAGTTTGTTTACGCAATGAGCGATGGGCCATTCAAGTTCCGTATGCGCGGTTGGGACGGACCCGGAGATGGATTGGTTTACGATTGGACCGATTCAAACTTCCCTCACCAAGCAGGAACAGATTCAATGACTTCTCCGCGAGAATATCACTACGGTGCATTTTGGCCGGGCGGTCATCGCTTTGGCGCACAAATGAGTTCTCTCACTCTTTACGGAACAGCATCGGTTGGTTGGAATCCGACTATTCAAATTGATAACGGAACAAGCGGACTTGCAAACAAAGGTTTGCAGATTACTGAAACAGACCCCGCAACCATTACCGATAGTATAAATAGTGTCAGCACAAAACGACGCATACCTCTTGGTTATCGCGTATCAGTGCGACAACCATACAACCGTCCGCGTTGGGCTATCAAAGGCGGTCAAGGTTTGCGCGACCCGTATGCTTCTTATCACTTCAATGTTGATGGGCCATTTGTATCACAAGAAGCGGGGACAGGTAGCACATTTACAGAAACGGGCGGTGGTGGTGGAGCATCAGCAGTTAATTCATCAGTAAATTACACCTCATCATACACAGGTATTCTTGAACGCCACACTAACGCAAGCGCGCTAATTGGTAGCGATTTGAAAGGACAGCAAGTAAAATACAGTGATGGTCGCAGAATGACAAAATCATTTGGTTGCGCAGTGCGCAACATCGTCAATCCAACAACAGCATTTAGACTATTTCATGGCGATACACCGGCAGGTCTTGAAGGCACAAATGTTGTCAATCAAAGAGTTAGCCTTGCGCTTGCTCAAGCACACTACATGGTGGATTGGTGGGGCAACACTGCCGGAGAAGAAGTGCGTCGCTTCCCTGTTCGCGGATTTGGTGTGCGCCCGTCTTGGGACCCCGAAGACTCATACAACGCAAACGACAGAACAGTGAGCGATGAACCAATGGTGGCGCAAAGGTCAAACACAGGCGCGGCGTTAGCCGTTGTGGACTTTTACAATCCTGCAACAGCAAAGCGTGTAGGCGACCGAGGCGATGGGCGCGGTGCAAGATGGCCTTCTGTTTTTAATGAAGATGTATTGCAATCAGTTGATACCGCGCTACAATTGTCCGGTATGGTGTTATCTCATCATACCTCCGAACCTCCATTTACAAACGGGTTTATTCGCCCGTCTAACCTTGAACTTCAATCATACGAACTACCTCGCGGAATTAGCAACAGGTTGCAAATCAACGCTGATGATGGATTACTTCAACCTGCGGCAATGGTTGGTTCTAACACTGCGGCAACAGAAAACAAGTTCTTACCGGATGGCATGTCTATTCAAGAACCAATATCGCGGACTTCACCGAAAATTGGTATTGATGCTCACACGCTCGGACAGGAAGACAAGACATACGCAATTATAGGAACAGAAGCGGTTAGTCTGCATACCGACCGCGCGGTAGGTCAACGATTTATTTTGGAAGGTGGCATTGGAACAGCGAATAGAAACATATCCGACTACGATTTGACAGTGTTAAATCTATCAAACAACAACAAACAGGTTATGAGGTTCGGACAAACGCATGGTGTTCCTGCTCTCGGTGGTTCGTTCATCCTTGAAGTGTCATCTTACACTGCACCTATCAGCGATTTGGGTTGGGGTCGCGCTGGTGCAAGCGCGAGCAACAGAAGTAGTAATCCGTATCAAACAACCGACAACAATCCGGTTGGTGTAGGTGCTGTTAGAACAAACACAAATGACAAATCAATCAAGTTCTTGTTGCGCCCTGTTAGAGTGTTAGACCACAAGCACATTGAGATATTCCGAACAGACAGAACTCACTTTTTGAGTGCAACAGCAGGTGGTCGTTATGGAGTATTTACCTACGATACTCCTTCCGCAAGAGCAACGGAAGGCACATCAACTTACCTGCGAAGCACTAATCCATCACAAAACAACGCGCCTTATCCTCCGGTCTATTTGTTTGATGAAGGGTCAAGCACTGCCGCGCCTGTAAGTTTTGGTCCAAAACTACCGGGTAGTAAATCACCGTCATTTACACTTACGCTTAAACAAGCAGTGACAAGAATGATTGTAAGCACAAACACGCTACAACATTATCGTGGCGACGCAAGCAGAAAGCAATCAGTCAGCAACAGCAATGAGTCTTTCATCCGTCATAATTTTTCAGTGCAACCAAGATTTACACAAATGCTTTATCCGGGCGATAACCAAAACACAGCAAGCCACGCAAGCGAAAGCAATAGAGCAGACAATAATTTGGATTGATTTACATGTCTTACGCAATACCTTCACCAACAAACGCAACCTATGTTGCGCGACCTACGGGAAGAAGTGATGCTGTTCATGATGAAGTTGCAAGCAAAATACAGCAACCGAAGTTTGTTGATAATGCAGTTCACCATGTTCGCTACGAAGCGGCATCTATTGGTGATACAAACGACAGAACAACAGTGATAAAAAAGCCATTACCAAACGATTTTGCAATGACGCATGAGCGAAGATACACTTACGCAGAAGAAGAATCAGCATTGCGTTTATCTCATGTTGATAGGAACACACAGCCGTATTACAACGGCGAGTTGATGACAACCACTTCAACACTGCCCCCACTACTTCTTGATGCAGAAGACGCAGGAAACAGATTAGCACCCGAACGAATTATTGATACAGAATATGGTTCGCGCTTGATACTCAAGAACATGAGAGGTAAAACATTGGAAGATTTCAAAATGGGACAAACAACTCACTTTCGTTTAGCGCACATGATTTCTGTTGGATTGAGAACCACCGACCTTGTTGAGAGATTATTCACCAACTCACTACACGGATTAAACAGTGTAAGTATCGGCTTACCTATGAACGCGGCAAACAACAGTCCAAGCAGACTAAAGCACAGCAGAACATTTCTCGCAAAGGACTTCTATGACACAGCCATTCCTGCCGCAATACGCGCAGTAGCAAGACACGACCATTACTCCTTGTTCCATGACAGGTTCGGCAATTTCATCTATGCTCCAAAAATGTTCAAGGTGATTGATAGAGAAATAGGGCAGAAGCGCGGTGCAGGTTCGGTTTCAAGCGACCCAATCACAGAATCAGCAAACAGAATTATGTTGCAGGGTAAACCACAAGCACTGAATGATGAAATCTCAATCATCGTTGATGATGCAGAAGCGCAGAAAAAAGAAGGAGTAATCCGACAAATGAGAGTTCGCGATGCAACAGCAACAAATATCACAAAGGGTCGCAGAAGCGCAAATCAGTTTTTGAGGCTTAACAGAAAAGCGCAAGGTGCAATTAAAACAGACCAACACGCGCGCTCTTGGGATTTAGAACCGGGCGAAGTTGTTGATTTCAAAGCACCATCGTCCGATGTAAACACCAAGAAAGCAATTATTGAATTAACGCACGAATCTATTGGTGAGTCAGCATTCCAACTTGCGTCTTACGAAAGTGGACTTGAAGGTGTCATCAACGCATTTGCTGATGACGCGGACGCAGATAGTGAAGACAAAGCACCGGACAGGTCAAACCAAATACAGGTCATTGAAAAAAGCGGTGTAGGTCGCGCACAATTCAAAACGATAGGTGCAGTGTCAACGCGAACAGTATCAGCCACAACTGCGAGAATCAAAACAGACGCGACTATTACTCACGCCAACCTTGCTCCGAATGTGCATTCGGGTTTTCTTATCGGGCATCGCCATGCAGATATGACAGGCGCAAGCCGTGGTGCAATTGGCAGTGGTTTCTCAAAGAGAACAAGCGGAACATTCAGCACTACAACAATTACAGTGGGGGCAAACGAAACAGACCCATTCCCAAGTGCAGGGTATCTAACATTGATTTTCATTGATGCGACACCAACTTACAGCGTCGCGACAGTCGCATACACCGGCAAAACGGCCACTACCTTTACGGGCGTTAGCATTGTAGCCCCAAGTGGCGGAACCATACCCGCGACCATTAGCGAAATTAAATTACTACGACCACGCGCGCATGAAATGAGGACTGTAAAGACATTGAAGAAAACGAGGAGATTGTAATGCCGATGCTAAATGCCGTAAAACGAAGACTTGTTGAGAACCTTGCAGGTCTTGTCAATGAGTTGCACATTGGAAGCGACGGAACAGTAGCCTCATCGGAAGACGGAGGCGCAAGAACAATGGCTCGCGTTAGCCCCACGGTAACGATTATTGACGACAGCAGTATTTTGATTGAGGGTTCATTTAACACATCGCATGTTTTTTCAACGCCTATCAAAGAAGTTTACTTGCAATACAAAGACCCTACAACGGGAGAGTTTGTGCCTGTTTACCGCGCAGATATTAACCCGCTAACCAAGAACGCACAGAACGAAGTGCGATTTTCATTCATTATGGAGTTAGATTGAGATGACGAAGGACGCACTATCGGGACACACAGCCGCGCAAAATACGCTTGGCGCAGACGGATTGAGAGATGGAGATGCGATGTCATCAGCGACATTGACGAATACGCTACAAGGCATTCATGGTAGTGGACTTCTGCGCTTGGAAGACAACGCATTCACCGCGTCAAACCGCAACAACCCTATGCTTCAACCGGGCGCAATAACAAGAGCATCAGCATTCACTTTGACAATCACAGGAGGATATGTTGTGCTTGATGGTGTGCTATACGAGTTCGCAGGTGGTCCGGGCGGTAGCGCAACAATGACATTGGGCGACGCAAATCACGGTTCGGGTGGTGTTGCTTTAGCCGCAACGGGAGAAGAAGCACTGTATGTCATTTATGTCGCGGCAAACAACGGAATATCCAATGTTCACTACGAAGGTGGGAGTCCGGTCAATGTTTCAAATGGCCTTTATCCGACCATTCCTTCTCAATATCTTACAGATTATGACACTGCAAACGCAAACACCAACATGAAAACGGTTGTGTTGGCTGTTGTTCGCGTCAAATACAAGTCATCGGGTGGAGGCTCGCATAGTGTTGACATTCAAGAAATCAACGATAAGCGCGTATTCCTGCCTTCTTCTATTCGCTACATGCCTCCGGTATCGTCGGGTGGTTTAGCAAGCAACAGGGTAAGTGATGGAAGCGCAGAAGGTATCAACACAATGACGCACCTCAAAGACTTGCTACACACAGCAGGAGATGCGGGCGATATAGCAGTAGGCGACAGCATTACTGCGCTATGGCCGAGCCATCCACGATACGATTTATCGGCAGACCCGCAAGTAGCCGCAACATCAAGCAACCCCGGATTCGGTCAAGGACCATCGCGAGGAAAAGACCTTGATGGGAATTATGTCAAGAACGCATTGTATTTTGCAGGACGCAACAACGAAGGCACAGGACATTACTCGGTGCGCCTTGACGGACAAGGCGTTGAAGGGTCGCAAACAGAAATCACAGGGAGCATCACAAAAACAATCACTTCCGATGGAGATTCTTTTATCATGCTCAAAGTCGCGGCAGGTCAAGCCGTGACACTAAACCCCGAAAGAGATGCAAGCGCGAACTACAAGTTTCCCGAAGGCCATATCATTGAAGTCTGCAACGAGGGTGTTGCGGGCAAAGGAAACATTGTGTTTGACAATCAAACATCACCTGCGGGCGTAAACGCAACATTGACTCCCGGCGACCGCGCTACTTTCGTGTATGAGGGTAGCAAGTGGATGAGTTGCAATTATCCGATTGCGGGCGGTGGAGTGACAGATGGCGACAAAGGCGACATTACCGTGAGCAGTGGTGGCAATACTTGGACGATTGACAACGACGCAGTGACTTACGCGAAGATACAAGATGTGTCCGCAACAAACAGATTACTCGGTCGTGATAGCGCGGGTGCAGGTGTGATTGAAGAAATCAGCCCTGCTGATGTGCGGACCATGTTGAATGTCGCTGATGGCGCAACAGCCAATGCGGGAACAGTGACGAGCGTAACCGGCACACTACCCATCAGTTCAACGGGTGGTGCAACACCGGCAATCAGCATCGGGGCGGCATCGGGAACTGCCGCAGGTTCAATGAGTTCCGCGCACTTCACTAAACTAAACGGAATTGCTACGGGCGCGACAGCATATACTGACCTCAATGCGGTATCGGCAGTTGAAACCGCAGGTTCTATCACATTAGCGACTACGGCGACTTTTAGAGCATCAAGAAGCATTGTTCTGCCCGTCGCCGCCGCGACTCTTCAACTTGATAGAGGATTACACGCGGGAGTGGTTGTGATATGCCCCGGTGGTCAAGCAGTCAATCTCCCCGACCCTGCGGCGGCACAAGACGGAGATACCTATGTGGTTATCAATGTCAATGTGCCTACAACGGGAGCGATTACAATTGATAGAAGCGGCTTTGGTGGTCAAGTTTTGAACGGTGCGCCTACAAATGGTTCGCTTCCCGCGCATGAGGCTGTTACTATAATTTACACAGGCGCGGTGACAGGTTGGTATGGAATAGGATTGTGATACCATGTGGGGAATGACAGCGATGAAGAAAGGCACTTCTATGAAAGACAAGAAGAAGCGCGCAGGTGGAGGTGCGCCACCATCAACAGGAACATACCCTTCTGTTGTAGGACCGGGTATTGACATAGGTTGTATGTCAGTAACTTTGAATCCTGCCGGAAGTCATTTACACGCGAGCGTATTTTTGAGAGATTCCCAAGATGCGGCAGGTTTTCTTCAAATAACAAATGCCGGAGGTGTAAATCTAAACTCCCCTGCCGCACCCGAAGTTGAAATTGCTGATTACATCGCTACGGCTATTCAAGGCGAAACTCCCATCAATGGCGGTAGCGGGAGTGCTATGCAACCGGGTGTTATTCATACGCTTGGCGCACCCCATAACGGTAATGTCACGCTTGTATTTCGTATGTCCACTGATGAATCAACAGGTGCTTTTGGTAATGGTGAGTTCGTTGATGTTGCAATGGTTCACAACCCATCGGGCGTTAGCATAACGGCGATAAATGGCTCCCCTCCCGCGCAGGTCGCTTTCACTCCCGGCATTCCACCTACGGGTCAAACAATGATTGAGTTTGGCGCGTTAAGTGGTGGTGAAACAGTCATCTTGGAGTTCAAAATAACAGGTCATGCTAAGGCAGGAAACTTCTCATCGGCTATAATATCCCCGCCGGTATCGGGTTCAACTTTGAAAGTAGGCTCTTGCTATGTTCAAATTACATTTAATTGAGATGATAACATGGGTAAATTAAAAGATAGATTAAGCCAAACCTGCGTAAGTTGCAAACAAAGCGTTCTTGCGCGTCGCGTTGAGGGTCGCTATGTTAATGAACGAGAAACGCGTCTGCTGATTTGGGAGTGTCCTCAATGTGGTCATCTGTGGCAAGACTCGCGACTCACTACACCGAAGTTCAAAAAGCACAAAATAGGTGATATGAATGTCTAAGAAAATCAAGCGCGACAAAGAACAGAAAGGTAAAACTGCTGTTTTAGTTATCGCGGTTGGTAAGCATCCCAAGATGGGTCCGGGTCCGCGCAAAGTCAAGAAAGCGGAAGAGCGCAAATCAAAATCTCAAATGCGTCGTGAGCGACGCGCGGCAAAACAAGCCAAGCGCGAGGCATCGGGTGAAGAAAAGAAAGACGCTTCCGAGGCAGGACGAGAAGCAACCAAGAAATTGCAGATGTCCCAACGAGCCAAGAGGCATTACGACCGAATGAAGCAAAGCGGCGACCCCTCCGATGTGCGCGATTATGTTGAAAGACGAAGAATCAACATGAGGGATTTGGCAGAAGAGTTGGGTATCAGCACCGTTGACCTCGGAAGGCTCAATGTTGAGCAGGGTGCATTCCAAGCGGCGATTGACAAGTTGGCCGGTGATGAAGCAAAATCTCGCAAAGACGCGCATGAAGAGTTCATGAACAGGATTGGAGGTATGTCAATTGATGACATGGCGGGCAACTTTGCTTTAACACCGAAAGGTGGTGGCGGATTAACAAACGCGCAAAAAGAACAACTCGCAAGAATGATAGGTGTTCAAGCCACAGACATTCGTGAAAACAGCCCAATGCTTGAGAACAGAAAGTTGGACTTGTATAACGCAATGAAGGACATGGGACAACAGGCTTTCGCTACCCGACGACAACAACGGCAATCAAACCGAGCAGAACGACAAGCAAGAAGAGAATCAAGAAGAGAACGAAAGATGGGTGCGGGCAAGTCAATTCATTTCACATCGGGTTATGACCCGAAGATGCTTGAGCAGATTGCCGCAACTCGCGGTATATCAGTTGAACAACTCTATGACATGCTTACAGGTAAAGATGGAGGGGACGAAGAAGCATTGAACCCGCGCGGAGATTTTAGGGAGAGAGAAGATTCGCAGATGAGAACTGCTCCATCGGGACTTTTCACAACACCGTTCGCTACAACTCACGGAACAGGTATCAAAGAAACATCAAAGAAGAAGCCCGAAGTTCGCGGTGATATTTCCGGTGAGCGCGGTTCTTCTTTGAGAGGAACGGGGGCTGTTGAGGATGCAATGCATGGGTTTAGACCACCTGTTTCTTTTGGGACTTCACGCGTTGGGGAGTATCACTTACAACCCGACCAAGAAATAAATTATGACGAGGTGGATAGAACAATGGAAAATTACCAAAGAGGAGAACCAATGGAGTTAGCCTTCCGCATACTCAAAGAGGGTATGTGCAAAGGCGATGATTGCAAAGGCTGTAAGAAATGCCACAAGTGCAAAAACTGTGGCACTAAAGAGGAATGCGCAAAAATGGGCTGTTGAGCATGGCCGTAAGCGCAGAATGGATTAGACGCATGAACAAGCGTTGGATGCCATTTTGCGGTGCTTGCTATGCTGACGACTTTTTAACACTTGGACCGTGGGGACATTGCAGGAGTTGCGAAGAGAAGAGGGAGGAGTATGAATTACGCAATCATTATCCGTAAGCGTCAAACCGAGTTGGGAGAATACCCCGGTTTTGAAGACGAGGCGTTTTCCTCCTACGGCCCAATCACAGAATATCATGGAACGGCTTACGCGCCCGAAATAGACCGTGGCGGATTACAAGGTAATGTGATGTCGCCGCATAGAGCCGTTCGTCCTCCCGCAGACATGGAAGGAAAACCCGTTGTTTACACAACTACCGACAAGAAACTCGCACAACAATGGGCTGAACAGCAAACGAAGAGAATGAACAAGTTTGGTAAAGAGAAGCGTAAACCAAGAGTTGTTGCCATTAGGGGGCAAGGACTTGACTACACTCCCGACCCGAAACAAGACGCAAAGAGTAGTTTCCAACAAGGGGAAGTTCGTGTAAGAACACCCAACATTCCGCGTAAAAGATTGGTAGTGCGAAAACATGCTGAATCGCCCGAAGCCAAGAAGCACAAGAAGGAATACGACACCAAGTATGAATCAACACCAAAGCGCAAGAAGTATCGTGCTGAACTAACCCAAGAACGACGCAAGCGTGGAGTCGCGGGCAAAGGAGGCAAGGACATGAGCCACACAGCGAGAGGCACGATTGTTCCCGAAGACCGTCATGCTAACCGCGCAAGGCATTTCAAAGAACGAGGCACACTCAAGAAGAATCTCAACCGATGGTTCAAGGAGAAGTGGGTTGATGTTTCGCGCACAGGTAAAGACGGTAAGCATCCTCCGTGTGGACGCAGTAAAGCCAAGAAAGGTAGCAAGGGCTACCCAAAGTGCCGACCAAGCGTGAAGGTATCAAGTAAGACACCGAAGACCTCCGGTTCTATGTCAACAGGAGAGAAGCGCGCGGCCACCAAACGCAAGCGTAGCAAGAAGCAAGGTGTAGGTGGCAAGCCGACAATCGTGAAAGAACAGAAGAAGTTGTTTCAGCCCGGCATAAGACAAACCAATCTATTCAACGACCAAACAGCGTTAGTGCCAACCGACTTTGCGGCAGAACAGAAAGCGAGAGAAGAGGCACAAAGACTTGCGCAAGATAAAGAAGCGCGCCGTCAAGCACAAATGGTGAAAGTGCGAGAGATGAAGTTGAAACCTCTTGACAAGTTTGGTATGTTGAAGATGCAAATGGCGAACGCGCAAATGATATTGAAAGGCGAATGCCCGACTCCGCATAAAGGGGCATATCGCAGTATGCAAGAAGCACAAGAAGCCGCGCAATATCAATCACGACAAGCAGGGCGACCAATCAGCGCATACAGATGTGTTAGTATGGGTGGCAAAGGTTGCGGAATGTTTCATTTAACAAGCGGATGAGAAGGTTTATTTTTTACACCGCTATGGGGTAAACATGTGGTATTACCTTACGCTATTTTTAGTCGCCTTTCTTGCAGGTTTCCTAACAATGTGGTTCGCCTTTGACGACATCGGAACTGAAATCGTCTTCTTTGAAAGCGAAGAAGAACTCCAACAAATGCATTGGGAAGGTTTGAGGAAAGGTCCTCAATAATCACTCTTCTTCGGAATCCATCTCGCCCGCTATGTTGTTGACTCGGAAGAGCAGATAATCAACTACGCGGTAGCCAATCTCAATCACGACCAACAACCCAAGCAGTAAGCCAACTTCTCTCCACATGGTTATCACTTACGCGCAACAATGTCATCAATACGAAGAATGGCTGTTGCAACTTCCGTAGCACTTGTAATAATTTGACGAACCAACATTGTAGGTTCAACAACGCCTTGTTTGAATGTGTTGCAAACAGAACCAACGCCTTCATCGTTGATGAACAGTCCGTGATTGGAAGGACAAGAACGCAACTCCATGACAACATCAAGTGGGTCCATACCTGCATTCGCGGCAATAGCGGCAGGAACAATCTCAAGAGAGTCAGCATACGCTTCAAGGCACATACGCTCTCTTGCGCTCATTCCACTCTCTTTTTGAGCATGGTTGCGAACAGCAACAGATGCTTTGGATAACGCCGCACCGCCACCTGCAAGAACACCATCTCCTGTGTCCTGCAAATATAGACAAGTTACACCAAGCGCGTCATCAAAGGCTCTTTCGTATTCGTCAAGTGTTTGACGGGTAGCACCGCGAACAACCATCGTTACGACGCTTGCCTTTGGCACTATCACCGATACATAGTCAAGGTCGCCAATGCGCTCATTCTTGACGCACGACTTCTTGATTGGCTTGATGTCTTCGTTTAGCGCATCAGTGTAATGATGATAGCAAGGCTCACCTGTAATTCGTGTTAGCGCATCCATGTCGGATTGTTGAAGTCTGCTTACGACACCGACACCCTTCTGCGACAAATACTTGACAACTGCTTCATGCACACCATCACGCACAAAGAGAACATCGCACAATTCAGCAATCTCCTGTGCGGCATGTCCAAGCATAGCCATCTCTTGTTGCTTGATTTGTTGAAGTTGAGCAGGGTCAGTTACTTGCATTTGCACTTCGGATAAATCAAATCCTTCAAGGCCACCATCAAGTAATAACATTCGCGCATCTTTGAATTGTTCTTCCGTTGGGATTGCAAAGTCTTTGTTCAACACTAACCCTTCATCATAATACGAATCCTTCATTGAACCTCCTGCTTGAGTGATGATGCGAACTCGGTCAACATCTCCCTCAACAGCATTTGCAACTGCTACACACAACGATGCCGCGTCATCTAAATGGCTTTCTGCGGCTTTGCCTCGTAGTGCTGTCTTTGCAATCGCAATCTCATCTCCGGTATGGCCTTGCCCTTCAACAGCGTCCATTGCGATTTGACTTGCTGTGTTGTATGCACGAACAATTGTTTGAGGGTGAATCCCTCTTAACAGCAATCCTTCACTCAACGCAAGCATCTGTCCGCCAAGAACAACAACACTTGTCGTTCCGTCTTTGCAAACCTGCTCTTGCGTTTGACTGATACCAACCATCATCTTCGCACCGGGGTGCGCAGTATCAAGTTCGCGCAGTATCGTTACGCCATCGTTAGTCACAATCGTATGTCCTTGTTCATCAACAAGCATCTTGTCCATACCCGCAGGACCAAGAGTTGACCTCACGGTTTCTGCGATGTTTACTGCGGCTCGTATGTTGCTGATTTGGGCTTCTCTTCCATTTTTCCTTTCGTCTGTCATGTCTATTCCTCCTTCCAAAGCACCTCAATATCTGTGA